TATTCGTAAATTAGGTCGTTTTGGATACGAAAGAAAGCCAGGTAACTTTTGGACAGGTGACCAAAACTTAGAAAGACAAAACGCACTAATCGCACCAACTTCAGCAGTTCAAGGTTGGGAATACTTATTCCACTTTGAGAAGGAACGAAGAAGAGGTGAAGAGTGGGAAAACCTAAGATACTTCCTTAGACATACAGGTAAATACCATATTGTAAAACTTGAACAAAGATATCAAGGTGCATTTGACTTTAACTATAGTGCAGCAGAAGTAAGAGGAAGATTACCAATCGGTAAAAAGTTCTCTATATCAGCGGGAGCAGCATTTAGAACTCACGAAAGAGTTTATGGTGTTAATCCATATGAAATTTGGGTTAGTGCTTTAAATGATGATGGTACACAACAAAATTATTGGTATGAATTAGCATACGAGTATGGATATCAAGACGCATATTATACTACAACTATTGATAATCCAATTACAGGTGAAACACAAAACATAGGTGGTTATTTTTGGTGGGACCCTGAAGGAAGAAGAGTCGCTTCTTCGGATTTACAATTTAGAGACGGACCTTACAAACAACTAATTTCAAGATATAATCAAGAAATATTAGGTAACACTGCAGAATTTGGATTGTTATCGCCAGTTGTCGGTTTCGATTTCTACCACTACAAGTCAAACTTTTGGTTACACCTATACGGTTCAGCATTTTTACCATATCACAAGTATGTAATGGGTGATACAGATGAACAAGGAAGAGTTCCTCTATCTTACCTATACAGAAACGATTGGGACCAATATGGATTAGCAGACGCAGCAAAAGGTGAGCAGTGGTGGGATTATCAAGCAGGTGCAAACTTTGGATGGAAAATCGGAAAATCAATCGGGTTATTCGCAGAAGGTGAATATACTCAAATGTGGGATTCTAAATTTTTCATTACAACATTTGGTATAAACTATACATTCAGATAAGATATAAGAGAGATTTGTTATGGCAAAGCAGGTATCAGAAGAAACTAAAATTACCCTCGATTTAAAAACAATCGGGGTAATTCTGTTTTTTGTAGCAACGGTTGTCGGAATGTGGTTTACTCTTCAAGGTGACATCCAAGAAGCGAAAGAACTACCCGCGCCTGTGATTGATAGGACTGAGTATGATTTAAAGGACGAATTAATTCGCCAGACAATTTTAGATACTCAAGACGATGTAGACGATATCAAGGATAAACTTGATAAAATTGATGAACGACTCTACGAATTACAACAAAGTCGTAGATAAAACAGGTTTCAGTATGAAAAAATTGTTATTTTTAGTGATGTTACTTATTAGTGGTAACTCATTTGGACAAGATTGGATAACAGATTCCAACATGGAAGATAAGATTCACGAAAAGTCCGCATTTGGTGACGATGAGATGTCAATCGTTGTAGTTGAGTTTTGGGCAAAGTTTAATGAACAGAACGCATTCCAAGATTGGGATAAAGTTGAAGGAATAACTCACTACTACAGAATTGATATTGCAAATGCACCAAACATGAAAAAAGAATATAGAATACGAATGGCACCGACCATTATAGTATTCAAAGACGGTATAAAAGAAGAAGTGTATAAAGCAGGATTAGATTTAGAATGTCCTGTTGACTTACAAGAGTTACAAGAACACATCGATGAACTCAAGTCCGCTTCACAGTTTTAGAAAGGTTGTATTAACAGATGGCAAAGAGACAAGGATTAGGGTCTTCAACTTATTACGATAAACCAAGAAAGAAGCGCCCTGGAATTCACTCTAAGACAAAAACGTCAAGGAGTAAACATAGTAAACACTATAAAAAACCATATAGAGGCCAAGGGAGATGAAATTAAGTGATATACTCAGTTTAAAATCCATGAGATTCATGGACGAACCAAGAGAGAAGGATATAAAAGTCATTAGACAAAAACCAAACCTTCTTCAAGGATTCCCTATTGAGTATTTCAAAGGTAACCCACCACCTCAGAATGATTCATCAAAAGTAAAGATAGAATTAAGGAAGTTAAGTGACCTTCCTCACGATATAGATTTTGTAAAAGAGATGGATGACATCTCTAAAGTATTTAAAAACTACTGCGATATACAAGGATTAGATTTTCCCGAATCCTTGGTAGACCAACTATTAGAAGACAGTAGAATATTCACAAGAACACTAAAGATTCACTATAATAGACCAAGACCATATCAGGTTGCTGACCATCCGTTAGTAAACATAGATATTGGAAAAGAGGCGTACATGGAGTCAATGAACACTCCATCGTATCCAAGTGGTCATTCCTGTCAGGGAATACTTATAGCGAAAGTAATGTCAGATATGTACCCTGACCACGAGTATAATTTTATGAGTTTGGGTAGAGATATTTCAAGAAGTAGAAATATAGGAAGAGCACATTACGAAACCGATTCAAAGTTCGGTATGAAGTTAGGATATTCAATGTATGATTATCTAAAGAAAATGAAAAGGTTATGATATTTATATCGTAGGAGAAATTAGTATGAAAAAATTATTAGTATTTTTAAGTGTTTTGTCATTTTTATTTATTTCCTGTGAAAAGGAAGAGATATTAGAACCTGTATTAGAGATTTCACTTGACGGTGAGTCTTTTGACCCAAATGAAAGATACGCACAAATCAAATCATTTGGTGGTGTAAAATACGATGGTGATATTATCAAAAAGATATTTATCCTTTATCTACAAGTAGATGATGGAGAACCAAGATTGGACAGACAACACTTTGCATTATACGTCTTAGATTCAGACGGTGACGATAATGGAGCGTTGTTAGACATTGGAACCTATACTTGGGAAAACCCTGATAACAAATATGCAGGAGTTGAGATTCCAGGCGACCAAGAATATGTTGTTTGGAATAATGTTCAAGTCATGGATGTACATGACGGACTAATTTGTTTAGACGCCGAAGGTGAATTTTACAATCCATATATTCAAAGAAATATGACTGTGGATTTAAGATTAGAAAACTATCCAATTGGATTGGATATAAACGCAACACCTTATGGTTACTTATTAGATTAAGGAGTAACAGATGGAAGAACAGGAAAATGTATTAGGTGAAAAGTCTAAGGTACAATTAGACATTAAAGCATTGATAGGGATGGTATTAGGTATCATCTCTATCGCAGGTGTTTGGTTTAGTTTAACAGCAGAGATTTCTCAATTACAATTAGATGTAATTAGAATGCAAGATGATGTTGAATTAAATCACGAGTTCAGAGTAAAGTGGCCACGAGGTGAGATGGGTGCATTACCTGATGACGCAAAACAAGACCTTAGAATCGAATACTTACAAAAAGAAGTAGACGAACTAAGAAAAACAGTAAAAGAATTAGAAATCGAGAATGCTAAAATGGGTAAATGATGAGAAAGAAAATGATAGCATTATCGTTAAGTTCAATACTAATGTTTGGTTGTGGTGTGACTAAACCAATGTCACCCGTAACAGAACAAGAACATCATGAAAATGTATTAAATGGTGTTTTATTTGGATTGATAACTTACGCGATATTTAGTAGTATAAAATTATGATAAAATTAAAAGAAATATTGAACGAAGGAAAGAAATCACTAAATGAGATGGTACACTTTTATGGAAAAGCAAAAGTTGTACTTCAATCAAATGCAAAAGATGCCAAATTACCATCTCAACAAGTTGAGTTTAGATTTAATTATTCAAAACCTGATTTCTTAGGTAAAGGTCCAACTTTAACCTGTATTCCTGCAAGTTCAAAAGATTTAGATAAGATTGATACTTTAGGTAGTATATCAAAAGATGATATTTGTAAACAATTAGCAGAGTTCGCATCGAAGAAAACAAAACAAACATTTGTTCCCATTGAATACAGACATCTTGACCAATATGCAATTGCGCTAGATATAGAACCTATTTTAAAGAAAATCAAATAATCAATAAAAAGGAAAGAGGAGATATGTTTAAGGATAAAGAGTTAAGAGGATATATAGGAGCAGCCACAGTATTCATACTTGTGATGGGACTTTTATTGTTTTTAGCATTTTTTGAGATACCTGAAACTAATAACGATATATTCAAAGTAATTGTCGGTATGTTAGTTGGTTCATTATCAGTTGTTATCTACACTTTTATAGGTAAGAATCCTGAAGAGGTAGAAGCGTTAAAAGCGAAGAATGAAGCGTTGGAAGACAAAGTATCTGCAATGGTTGTCGAAAAAGACAAGTTAGAGAAACTATTGAGAGACATTCAAACTGAAGTTATAGATAAGTTATCTATTACAGGTGAGAAGTTTAAGTTTCAAAACACAACTAAAAAATAAAAAATGAGTGACAGAGTAGCAAGAAAAAAAGGACAACATAGAGGGTCATCCTCTCATTCAGATTTGTATACGGATGAAAATCCAAAAGGTACAATTCATGGATTAAAGTTTGCTACTCAAAAAGACGCAGCGGCCTCTGTAAATAAAATAAGGTCAAGTGGTAAAAGTCACGCACATAAAATACAAGCTGCTATCGCAATGGAACAAAGAGCGAAAGCAGCTGGTAAAGTGTCAGCAGCAGGTGAATATAGAAAATTCATAAATATGATGAAAAAGAAGACTAAAAAAATGAACGAGAACATAGTATTACCTATAAAGGTTGGGGATACGATTTTGACAGGTAGGTTCAAAAACAAAAGAACTACCGTTAAATCAATCGGTAAGGACGATTATGGTATGCCAACAATCAATGGTAGGAAAGTAGTCAACTTTAGAATCGTAAAAGAATCTGTAGAAGTAGAGTTCCCTGAAGATATGCCACAAGATGAATCAATAAATGAACAAAGACCAATACCTATGGACACTCCAAATGAGTTCGTATACATGGATTTCAAAAAATGGGTGTACAAGAACAGGAAAAAGGTCAAGAACATGATGTTGAAACAAAAAGGTGATTCGACTAAAATGTTTTTAATATTATCAGCGTTGTGGTATAAATGGGCAACAAAAAGTGCACCAAACTTTACTTCTATAAAAGATAAAAAGAAATTTGGTAGAGCGTTAATGGTTTTGATGGTAGATGACAATTTGATATTTGACAAAGACACATACAAGAAAACTAATAGAATCACTCAAGTCAAAGAAATCAACTATGACAATCTTGGAAACAAATGTCCAGGCCCTGTAACATTAGATGGTAGATGTTTACATGGTAGAAATACTTACCAAAAAGAAGGTGAAGAGATAAACGAGATTGGTATCTTCAAAATCAGTCAGTTTACAAAAGGAATCATTCCACAGGGAAGATTAGATACACATACACCTCAAAAGAAAAAAGAAGCAATAAAACTTATCAAGAACTTCCATAGTATGTTAAATGCGTTTTGGAGAGAAAACGACATTCCTTTTAGAGCAAGATTAAAATAAATTTGGAATTCTCATAAATTTTTTGTATATTTATACTAAAGGATAAATTATGGGTAGAATATTAAGAGTTTTTGATTTCGATGATACACTTGCAAAAAGTGTAGCATATATCTATGTAAAAGGTAAAGACGGAAAAGAAATAACTTTGTCACCTGCACAATATGCAAAATATAAACCCAAAAGAGGTGATGAGTTTGATTTCAGAGATTTTAACAGTATGTTGAACAAACCGAGAGTAATTAAGAAAAACTTCAAATTACTTCAACAGATGTTAAAGAACCCCAATAAAAAAGTTACGATACTTACTGCAAGAGCATTAGGATTCCCAATCAGAAAGTTTTTTAAAGATGAATATGGATTAGATGTATATCCTGTCACATTAGCAAGTAACAATCCAAAAGATAAAGCAGATTGGATTGAAAAACATATTGCAAAAGGTTACACTGATATCGCATTTATGGATGACTCACTTAAAAATGTAAGAGCAGTACAACAGTTACAGAGAAAATATCCTGACGTAAGAATCAAGTCTGTACTTGCTGTTGAACATTTATCACCGAGTCAAAGAAAGAATTTGATAGAAAATCATATAGAAGAGTTGTCTAAGACATATTTATAGAGAAATAGGATATACAATGGCAGCTACAAACAAAGACATTTTAGAGAACATTCTACAAGAATTGTCGTCTATGAAAACTAAACTCCCAAATGGCGAGTTAAAAAGAATGGAGACAACGATTATAGAGATGAAGGAAAATTACACAGACATCAAAGAAGATTTATCTGATATTAAATACACATTACTAAATCCTGAGAATGGTGTAATAGTCAGAGTAAATAAAAACACTGAAGTAAGAGAAGAAATGGAAGAAGTTCCTGACAGAGTTTTAGAGTTAGAAAACGAGTTAGAAAAACTTCAAGAATGGAAATCAACTGTCTCGAGAGCACTTTGGGTACTATTTAGTGGACTAATTGGTCTTTTAGGGTGGATTTTTTCCGAAGCAATAGGTAAAATTTAGTTTTATTAACTTTCCAAATTATATTTATGGATAACTATGTAGACAAAGCGATAGATGAGGTTTACGACATACTGTTGTACAACCCAACTTATATTGACAAGTCTACTAAAAAAAGAGTATTAAAGAAGATGATGGACCACTATCTCGAAGTAGAAGAATACGAGAAGTGTAAGCATGTTCAAGAACTCATGGATATGTTGGAGAGAACAAATGAAAATAGTAGTAAAAAGTCTTGATAATTTATTATCGAGTACTAAAGAATTAGGTAACAAAATTTTATATGTAGTAACAGATGAGCCAGGTGGGACCAAAGTAGCAGCAGAGATTTGTCACGAAGTCGAGGTTCCAATTTACATCACAAAGTTTAAAAACAAGTACGATATAGAAGAAGTAATTTATTACGATTTATGACATACGGGGAAAGAAAAAAAACCTTATATTTATTAAATGATAACGTGAATAGTTTTATGGATGTCATAAATGTTTTGAAAAAATATATGTCATATCCAACTACTCAGGGTCAGTCAATAGCAAATATAGTTCATACAACAGGTCGTTGTAATATATTTACAGGTGATGAATTAATCGTTGACCATTATTATGAACTATTTATTAAAAACGGATTTAATGTGGAAGTAGATTACTATGAAGAAGACTAACATACCATCAAAAGGTTTAGGTGACACCATAGCTAAAATCACATCAGCAACTAAATTAGATAGGTTGGCTGAGAAAATCGCAGAAGTCGCAGGAGCAGATGATTGCGGATGTGACAAAAGACGTGAAAAATTAAATAGGATGTTTCCGTACAACGGAGTTAAAAAATGAGTTGGAATATAAAAGATTTCATATTAGAAGTAATTAACGAAGAACAACTTGACGAAAAGTTAATGGTTTACAATAACAGAAAACCATACGGTCAGGTAGTATTCTTAGCAGGTGGAGCAGGTTCAGGTAAAGGATTCGCATCAAATCACTTTTTAGATAAAGAAATGTTCAAGGTTCGTGATGTCGATAAAATGAAAAAACAATTACAGATTCTAAATAGAATGGGTAAAATCGATATAGATGGAATCATAAAGAAGTTTGGTAAAAACATACCAGCAAAAGAAATAGAAAATATTAGAAGTATTCAATCACAAGGATTTCAATTAAGAAACTTACAACTGAAACAACCTAACCACGTTAGAGCATTACATCAGTTAGTAAAAGCAATGGGTATCAAAGATAGTTCATTAGAAAAACTATTTGTAGGTAAAGATAATCCTGAGACACTTCCTAATATTATGTTTGATATTACAGCAAAAGATGTTTCAGATATTACGAAGGTAGTTCCTATGTTAAAGAAGGCAGGATACCAATCTAAAAATGTTCACTTAACGTGGATTCTTACTAACTTCGTAACTGCAATGGAAAACAACAAACAAAGAGAGAGAATGGTACCTGAGGATATTTTATTAAAAACTCACGAAGGTGCAGCAAACACTGTTTGGGGATTGATAACAAAAGCAATGCCAAAGGGTGTAAACGGTAGAGTAGACGTAATTCTAAACAATCCAAAACATACAGTCAAATATAAAGACAAAGACGGAAACGAGGTTGAAGGAATTGCAAAAGGATTTTTATCTCTACCCGTGAAGAAAGAAGGTGGGAGTATATTACCTGAGAAAGTTTGGAAGGAAAAACTTTTCAATTGGGTGAAAAATAACGCTCCTGATAGTATAACAAAGTATATGTAAAACGTAAATGAGCAACATTAAAAATCAAGACAACGGAAATACACAACTAAATCAAGTCCGTAACGATTTCAACGACAGAGTAGCAGGTAAAAAGTTCTTAGGAGCGACTCCAAGAGTACATTGGAATCAATCGAGAAGATTTAGAACGATTTAGATTTAGAAAGTAGTTATGAGAGTAAACGCATTTATCATAGATGAGTTCTATAGTAATGTCGATGAAGTAAGACAGTTTGCATTAGAACAAGATTTCAGTGTACGAGGAAACTATCCAGGCCCTCGAACCAAATCATTTTTAAACGATTCAGTAAAACAAGTAATTAATGATGTTATCTCACCAAGATGGGGTAATGTTATATTTTGGGGTGACGAAGAATATACAGGTTCGTACCAATTTACAACATCAAGAGATAGAAGTTGGATTCACTGTGACCAAACAACAAGATGGGCAGGTGTTTGTTTTTTAACACCAAATGCACCACTCAGTTCGGGAACAGGTATTTTTAAACACAAACCTACAGGATTAATAGAATGTCCTCGATTAGAAAATGGTGAAACAGACCGTGAGTTATTAGATAAAATATATAAAGATTCACAAGATTATACAAAATGGGAACTTGTAGATAAATTTGCGAATATATATAATAGACTGATAATTTATAGAGGTGATTTCTTTCATCAATCATTAGATTATTTTGGTCAAGATAAATATGATGGAAGGTTGTTCCAAACATTCTTTTTTAATACGGAGAAATAATGGATAGAATAGTTCAAGAGGTTTTATTTACAGATAGTGAATGTCAAAGTCTAATAGATGGTGTAACTGAATGGAATTCAGCAACGTTAGTCCAAAAAGGACAGGGTACTGAAATCAACTACGGATACTCAGATGATTCACATAGAAAAGCATCTGAAGGTAAGTATGAACTTTCTGATTCATTAAAGACGATGTTACTAAATAAAATAGGAAAGTGGAACATTCAAGGTCTACTAAGTACAGCAAGAATCAATAAGTACGAAACAGGTAACTATTTTAAAAAACACGTTGATAAAACCAAAAGACTATACTCAGATAGATTAAAGACTCTAATTATTAATCTTTCAAACCCAAGTGATTTTGAGGGTGGGGGATTAACACTGTATCACGGGACTGAACAAACTGTTATGAATACAACAAGAGGAAACGTCATAATATTTGATTCAGATATAAAACACGAGGCACATACCGTAACATCGGGTGTACGATATACATTTACAACTTGGTTAACTTCTCATCACATTACTCTATGATAGACCCACTCAAAAGAGGTGCAAATATAAGTCACAAATATAAATTCGTTTGGACCGCACCTGCTAAAGTAGCATCAAGGTCGGTAAAAGATGTTTTTAGAAAGTATTGTAATTTGAATCCTGATTGGCCCTCTGATGAACATACATCTGATTTTACTCATGTAAACAATTGGCCTGAATTAGCAGGTAAAGATTATATGCATATTGCAAGTATTAGACATCCATATTATAGGTGGTTAAGTTATTGGAAGTATGGATATGGTGGTGAACTTCACGAAATGATAGACCCAAAAAATGGACCAATTGAATGTTTACAAAATATGTCACAGGATTGGATAAATGGTTGGGGACTTTGGAATCTAATAAATAATACATCAAAACAAATAGATTTTCTAATTAGAGCGGAAAATCTTGAAGTATCTTTAAAAAAACTTTGGTTTATCCCTGAAGATGTTGTGGTACCAACTGTTGGTAAAACTTATACACCACCGATTCCATTCGATGAAGAACACCTCAGACAAGTATGTTATGATAGATTTCTTGATGACTACATAAACTTTGGATACATGAAAGATGAAAAACATTATCAGTGGGAACCACCCAATGAGATATCAAATCCACAATTTAAACACAGAAAAATTTAACATAAATTTAACATTAAAAATTTGGAATTGTCACAAATTATGACGATATTAGTAGTGTAAGATTAAGAGATATGAAAAAATCAAAAGTTCAAGAAATAATTAACGAGGTTCTTCCAAAGATAGAGAACCATTATGGATTCTCAAAGTTCCAAGAGTGTACTCCTTATGTTGAGTTACACAAAAACATTTACGAAAAGTATAGTGGTGAAGAAGGTTCTGATGGTGAGGAGAGTGGATGTCACGCTGAGTATTGTAGTGATATGAATGAGATTACTGTTTACTATCCTAATATGAAAAGTAAGAAGATGGTTATTCAGACTTTGATTCACGAATACATTCACTACTTACAATCACCGATTTGGTTCAAAAGATATTACAATATGGGTCACGATTATGTATCTCACCCATATGAAAAAGAAGCAATAAGTTACGAAAAAGATTACATAAAGTTTATATAGTGACAGACTTTCAAAAGGTTTCTAAGTACGTCAAGGACGATTTAGGAATAGATGTTAAAATGGGTCAGATAACCGCGTTTATGGGACATAAGAACAAAACTATCTTTATTCACCATAATCATAATCTGAAAAAGAACGGTCTTTATACGTTACTACACGAAGTTGGACATGCTTATCAAAATAAATATGAAAACTATTTTAAAGAAATTGATGAGGATAAATCCCCAAAAAAGTTTAATATGTACAAATTCATAAATGAGGTGAATGCGTGGGACAAAGGATTGGATATTGCAAATAAACTTGGAATAAAAGTGGACGCTAACGAATATAATAAGGTTAAAGAAGAGTCTTTGTTAACATATTTTTAACAAAAATTTAACAATTATTTAACATTAAAAATTTGGAATTGTCAAGAATATTCACGATATTAGTAGTGTAAGAATGAGTAATAAGAGTTTAAAAATAAAAAATATGAGTAAAAAAATCAAATTAACAATCCAAGGTGTAAACTACGAGTTACCAAAATCAGCAGTGGTATTCAAGGGTTCTTCTCAGTGGGAAGATGAAACATACATCCAAATGAGAGCAAAGTATTGTTCTTCAATAATCAAACAATATGTTAAGAAAAACTTTCCCTTATTGAATGTATGGGCAACTTCTTCAGTATACAGTGGTGGTTCTTCTTGTGACATCTACGTTTCTAACCAAGATGGTTCATCAGTAGATAAAGATATTTACGAACAAATAGAGAACTTCTCTCAACTGTTCAAAGGTGGTAGTTTCAATGGTATGGAAGATATCTATGAATACAGAACTGACGACCCAACTACTGATAACGGTACTCCAATGAAGTACTTCCCTTCTTATGTATTTGTAAACAATAAACCAAAGTGGGGTACAGTTGAGTATTGGATGAATGAGTGGAACGAATTGAAAGACCATTACAAAAACAAAACAGAGTTCCTACTTAAAAATAAAACTTATATGACCGATAAAGAATACAAAAATATATGTAACGTTTTAAATCCATTAGGTCATCTAAACGGTAAGTAAAAGAAACGCAAGTCTTTTCCTAAGGTGGTTAGACTTAAGGGACAAAAACCTGTGAAACAAACCACCTTTTTTTTTAAAAATTGAATATTATGAAAAATTATCAAATTGTATTAACATCATTAGTTTCCTTCTTTATTTCGTACACCGTGTTATTCGGAATAGCACAAAAGTACATTCACTTTCAGAGTGAGTTAAATGAGATAGGAGTTTTTAGTATTTCATCTACGATGGGGTTTGTTGCCTTGTTTGGGTTAGATTGGAAAGGTTTGTATAATTGGTTAAAAAATTAAAATTATGTATGTATCAGAATGTTGTGGGTCATCCCCATGGTTAGGAGACATCGACTACGGTAGGTGTTCAGATTGTAAAGAATGTTGTGAATTCTATAATGAAGATGAAAATGAAGAAATGGCAGTATAGAGAAATGGGTAGTCGTAATAAGAAGACAGGTAAGTTGTCTTATTACAATGTAACTGTTGTAGATTACCACATATCAGATTGTGAGTGTATGGCACGACAGTTCCGACCTTATTCACCGTGTAAACATATGAAAAGACTACACGAAAAATTAGGTCACCTATCAATTTGATTAAATTTAAAATCATATTTATATAAAATAAAGAAAGTTATATATGGACGTACAAATTCCTAAAATCATTCATCAGTTATGGTTGGGTGATAATGAAATGCCTGAACACTGTCAACAGTTTGTTCAGGAAATGATAGATTTACACCCTGATTATACTCACTATCTTTGGGGTAATGAAGTATTTGAAGAGAAATACAAAGACGATGAATATCTTCAGAACTATACAAAAGACCCCGAGTTATACAAATGGGCATTTATTTGTGATAGGATAAGACTTTTACTACTTAGGGACCACGGTGGAATTTATGTTGATGTAGACGCAAAACCTGTTCAGTCTTTTAATGTAGTCTTAGATAAATTAAGTCCACAACATACGTTTGTTTCAGGAATGAAACCTTCACAAGAAAATAATACATTGGTAGATTGTACAGTTTATATGGCAGCACCAAATTCAAGAATGGTAAATGAGTGTCTATCTACATATGACAATCTATATTGGGCAAATGGTTGTAGAATGTTTAATGATAAAATCATAGAAACAATGGACACCGATGTTCAATTACTTGGTTACGAATACTTCTATGACCAAAAAATAGGTCCGAAGACAATTATACTACACGATATTGAAGATACAAGATTATTGAGTTGGACTGATAATCCTGAAGCGAAAAAACCTCACAATTGGTAGATGACAAACGGTTACGAACTTATTGATAATTTTCTGACAAAAGATGAACACGAGTATTACTTAAATGTATGTAAAGAAACATATGAAGGTACTCACGGTAAACAACACCCACATTTCTCGTGGAATGGTGAAGACAATCTCAATAAGATAAACGGTGCGTGTAATTACCAACCAAAGTTTTTAGAAATCGCATCACATCCAACTTTGGTCAAAAAAGCAAAAGAGATATTAAATACTGAAGATACTATTGACGTGTACATCAGTAAGTTCTTCCCAATGAAACCAAAAGTTGGAATGTCAACATTTATGCACCAAGACAATTATTATTTCAAAGGTGACAGTAGTAAGATTGTCAGTTGTGCAATATACTTAGAAGATACATCAAAAGAAAATGGATGTTTGAGACTTGTAGAAAATTCACATAAACACGGTATTTTACCACATGATGTGAGTAGTGAAGTTGACCCATGGATTAGATGGATTAGTGAATCAAGTCTACAAAAGTTTAACATAATAGATTTAGAAAGACCTGCACCATACGCAACTTTCTTTGATATAAACTTAGTTCACGGTTGTTATCCAAATGTATCTGATAGAACAAGATTTAGTTTAGCATGGGAATATATTCCAACATCAGAAACAGGACCATTTGTTACAGATGAACCGTGGTGTGATAGAAATACAGTAGGATGAAAATATTATTAACAGGACACGGAAGATGTGGTAGTACTTCTCTTCATTACGGACTTTCAGACGTTATGAATCATAAAATGGTGTTAGAACCATTTAATAGAGAATTATGGAAAAGTTACTACAAAACAAACCCACCATTTCAAAAAGGTGATGAGATTGGTGAGAATGTTATATTTAAAACATTATCAGGTCACAGTCCTGATTGGATTGAAAAAAACTATAGTAAGTTTGATAGAACTATAATATTGATGAGGGATAATTTGAGAGATACTGTATTAAGTCATCAGAACGCAATAGTTCACGGATATTTGAATGAGTACAAAGGAACTGAAAATATAACCAAAAAATCTTTGGAGTATGTTTTTAACAATTACAAGTGGTTAATAGATTTCCATAAAAAAACTGTTACATCAAGATTGGTTTGGTATAATGACATTTACACAACGGATTTTAATAAATCGAAAGACACAATACGGTCATTAGATTTGAACTTATCAGAAGAACAACTAAGTATGTTGTATGAAAAGTATTTGAATCCAAGATTTAGATTAAGAAAAAATTAACAATAATTTAACATTAGAAATTTGGAAATGTAGGTAAAAATACCTATATTTACTATGTAAATAAGTAATGATATGACAAATAAAACTATTTTCACAGACATCGATGGGACTTTGGTTCACCAAGTGAACTTTGAAGACCTTGACCCGTTTAACAGTGTTGCATTGCCAGGAGTTGTAGATAAAATGGTTGGTTGGTTCAAAAAAGGATACCACATCGTATTAACTACTGCAAGACCTGAGTCTTTGAGACACGAGACAATTCAAGAAATGGACATCTTAGGAATACCATTCCATCAATTAGTGATGGGAATCGGTAGAGCCGAAAGAATCCTAATCAACAACAATAGTGATAAAAAACCTAATGAAGTAAGAGCAGAAGGTATAATTGTTCAGAAAAATGGTGGTTTTAATGACGTAAATCTATAGTTATGATATATTTAAGAGAGGAGTGGATTAACCACCCGAAACTTAAACGGTTCAGTAGAATCAGTTGTACTGACTCTAAATGTGAGTGTGGTTCCAAGAATACAGCATATCTTTGGGAACACGATTCATGTGTTAGGGGAAGGATAGACACTGAAGTCTGTTTGGACTGTGACGGTATCAAAAGTTTTGATATCGTAAGATAGGAGACTTAGATGACTGAACAAGATTTAATGGACCTTGGTTTTAAAAGGTTCGATGAGGTAGAAGGGGTAGATGAATTCTGTTATTACTCACTAACAATCGGTGGACTTGAATTTATTTCAAATGATTCCGAAGATTGGGTAGATGAAGACGTATCAGTAGAAATCGCAGACAGTGAGATTGTATTTAACGAGTTTGAGGACTTAAGTGAAGTCATCAACATTTTAAGAAAAAACGAACTGTAAAGTTTGGATATTAATGCAAATTTTTGTATATTAGTACAAATAAAAAGGAAAAAGTTATGAATTATGAACCATTGAATGACTATGTGTTAGTCAAGGTAATCAAAGAAGACGAAAAAACTAAAGGTGGATTATACAAACCTGAATCCAACAAAGAACAACTGAAAGGTGAAGTAATCGCAGTTGGTGATGGTATCTTTACATCCACAGGTAAAAAGATTCCGATGAAATTAAATATCGGTGACACCGTAATCGTTCCTAATACAGGAATCCAACTTAGATTAGAAGGTGAAAAGTATAATTTATACAGAGAACAAGAAATACTAATCAGATTATCATGAGTGCAACAAAAAGGTGGATAGAGGACCTTCAGATGGCGGGACAAGACCCACTATCAAATGATAAACATCTTGACGATGAGTATCACTATAAAGAGTGGTGTCACTATTCAGGATTACCTAATGTATTAGCATATGAAAATCACAAAAACAAATTAGATGAACATTAAGTATTTACTCTTAGGTGGATTTTTATTTTTATTAGGACACCTTGGAGTTTTCCATCAATTGAATGGACAGTTCAAGTGGGAATGGTTTAAAAATAACCCACATATATTAGCACTTGCAGGAATACCAATATCACTTCTTTATATCTACGGAACAAAGTTCGCAGTTCAAGGATTTGATGGACTATTATGGCCAACAAGATTCCTTGGATTTGGTATTGGAATGATGGTTTATGCATGGGGTGTGTCTTATTACTTTAATCAAGGATTCACACCAAAAGTTGTTGTATCACTAATCTTAGCATTTACATTGTTAAGTATTCAAGTATTGTGGAAATGATTTTTTGGACGAATGGACTTATAGAAACTGAACTAACGAGACACTTCCATTTTGTAAGAAGTGCAAAAGAAATTCTTTATTCGAATCCAAAACACATACGAGGTATTTGGTCGTATAAAGACAAGAAGAGACTGTATGATTTAGAGGAAAAAGTACAGAAAAAAAGATTAACACTATCTCACAGAGATTTCCAATTTTTAGAGAGTATAGTGGAAAAATATGGGTAACCCATATTTATATATAAATGAAGGATATGAAAAAAGGTTTTAAATTACCAAATGGATATGTTTTAGGGAAAGGTAGAACTCCCTTGAACTTAACTGAAAGTCAGATTCGTTATGCGATGAAGAACTCGAAGTCAAATTCAGGTGCAGCTAGATTCCTTAATGTATCACTAACCACATATCAAAAGTATTCAAAATCTTACATAGACGAAGAAACAGGAAAAACTCTTTGGGACTTACATAAGAATCAGAGAGGTAAGGGTGTAAAGAAACCATATAATGTAACTCAGGGTAAATACGCGTTGAATGACATTTTAGATGGTAAACATCCTAAGTATCCTGTTTTTTTATTGAAGAAAAGATTAATTAACAACTCACATAAACCTGAGTTAGAATTTCCACATGAATGTCACAGTTGTGGATACAAAGAGAAAAGATTGACAGATGGTTCTATTCCTTTGATTCTTGACCATATTGATGACGATTGGACAAATCACAAAAGAGAAAACATTAGATTTTTATGTTACAATTGTTTTCATAATCAAAGAGGTAATATCAGAGGTAAACAACCACAGTGGAGAGCAGAACAAATAAAACAAGCAAAATTAAAACAAAAAAAAGGTAAATAAGTTATGGGTAAAGAAGTATTTCACGGAGAGGATTCTCGTCAAAAACTATTAACAGGAGTTACAGAACTCGCAGACGCAGTAAGTGTCACGTTAGGACCAAGAGGTAGAAACGTAGTGATTCAGACAGACGCGTCACCACATATTACAAAAGATGGTGTAACTGTTGCAAAATCTATTGAGTTTACAGACAATACCAAGAATTTGGGTGCACAGGTAATCAAAGAGGCAGCACAACAGACTGCGGATAATGCAGGTGATGGTACTACAACTTCAACTGTATTAGCAAAACATATCTTTGTTGAAGGTATGAATGAAGTTAAGAATGGTGCAAATCCTATCGAACTTCGAAGAGGTATGGATATCGCAGTTAAAAAGGTTGTAGACAAATTAGTGGATGACGTATCTATTGATGTAAACACCAATGAACAAATCAAACAGGTCGCAACTATATCAGCAAATGGTGATGAACAAATCGGTGATATGATTGCAGAAGCAATGCACCAAGTTGGAAGAGATGGAGTTATCACAGTTGAAGAAGGTAATTCAGCAGATGATGAACTTGATATTGTAGAAGGATTACAATTTGATAGAGGTTACTTATCACATTATTTTATTAACAATCAAGAAAAACTTAATGTGACTCACGAAGAACCTGCTATTCTTTTATTTGATGGTAAGATTACCGAGATGGATGATATTGTTGGTGTTCTTGAAAACGCATCATCAAAGAATAAAGCAATCGTAGTTATTGCTCATGAGGTTGAAGGACAGGCACTCGCGACCATGGTAGTCAATTCCGCGAGACAAACACTTAAATGTCTTGCACTAAAAGCGCCTGGATTTGGTAATGAAAGAAGTGAGATACTAAAAGATATGGCATCATTGACAGGTGCAACACTTTTTGGTGGTATTGGAAAAGAATTAGAAGATATTACTTGGGATGACTTAGGTTCTTGTGATAGAGTTGTATCTACAAAGAATGAGACAGTAATTGTAGGTGGACACGGTGAATCAGAAGATTTGGAACTTAGAATCGTTCAAGTTAAGAATGAATTAGAAGAATGTGAATCAGACTTCGAAAAAGAAAAACTACAGAAAAGATTATCTAAATTAAGTGGTGGTGTTGCAGTATTGAGAGTTGGAGCACAATCAGAGATTGAGATGAAAGAAAAGAAAGATAGAATCGATGACGCTCTTCTCGCTACTAAAGCAGCGGTTGAAGAAGGTTTTGTTAGTGGTGGTGGAGCAGCACTTATTCACGCGAGACAATTAGTCAATGGTTCTATTGATTTAGGTGGTGATAGACAAAAAGGAGTTGAGATTGTACTTAATTCTTGTACGTCACCATTCAGAACTATTGCAGAGAACGCAGGATTGAAACCTGATGTACTTTTAGATAGATTTGAATCCTCACCACAAGATGTTTTGACAACTACAGGTTATGATGTAATCAACGAAGAATTTGGTGATTTAGTAGAAAAAGGTATTATTGACCCAACAAAAGTGACAAGAACTGCGATTGAAAAGGCAGTTTCGGTTGCGGGAACACTACTTACTACTGAGTGTATGATTGTAAATGAACCTGATAAGGATGAGTAGTGAGCAAAAAACTGAAACTGTTGAAACTAAAATCTGAAGTATTAAAACTTGAGAGAGAATTGGTTGAAGAAGAGTTTCAGACCTATTGTAAGGATTTTGACAAATATTTTAAAAAGTTTTATGACAATCCTAAAAAAAAGAAATCAAAACCAACAATAGATGACCCAACAATACACTATGAAAATGCAAAACGAGAAAGAAAACAAAGGGAAGAGGAAATCGATAGACAGAGAACTCTTCTTAAGAATGCGCCGACAAAGGTCAAGAATCTATACAAGAGACTTGCGACTAAAGCACATCCTGACGTAGGTGGTGATAACGAGACCTTTCAAAAGGTGATTCAGGCATATGAAACTCAAAATCTAATGAAAATGTTAGAATTCGCAGGTGATTTGGGAGTTTCTTACAAGTTGGATAAAAGTGATGAACAATTACTACAAGACAACTTAGACAAGATAACCGAGGATATCAAGAAGTTAAAAGGTAGTATCGGTTGGTTGTGGGGTACAGGTGATAAAGAGGCGAGGTTGTTCTGTATACAAAGAGTTATAGATGAGACAGGACATACACCAAGTCAAGATGACCTACCAAAAGATTTAAGAAAAAAGAAAAAGAAGTTATTAGGACAACGTGGGAAAGAAAAAGAGTAAAATAGTAGGATGTACAGCAGGTAATTTTGATTTGATTCATCCTGGCTATATATACACCTTTCAAGAGGCGAAAAGACACTGTGACCATTTCATAGTGTTTTTACAAAGAGACCCGTCACTTCATAGGAAGTCAAAATATAAACCCGTGATTCCATTGTACGAAAGATATCGTACATTGATGGCAATCCAATATATTGATGAGGTTTATGTTTATCAGACGGAAGAAGAACTTTACGAATTGATTAAGTTTTTCAAACCCGATATAAGAATCTTAGGTGAGGATTATATCGGAAAATCATTTACAGGTGATGACTTACCACCAAAGATTGTGTTCACAACAAGAGCACATGGTTGGTCAACAACTAAAATGAAAGATATGATTGCAATGCAAACAATCAAACAGAATCCTGAGATTCAGGACTCTGCTCAGTACTTTGAACGTAAATTAGAAATGGATGACTAAATATATAATAGAAATAACACCAATAGTAACGGATGAAACAAGAACAGGTGGTCGAAATGATTCACCATATATGACAACAATCGAAACAGATGATATCGAATGGAGTATGGGACAGTATCAGAGAAACAGAACTCCGTTTAGTTGGAAAATCGTAAACGAAGAGTGAAGAAAGAAAAGAAAATACTAATAGTAATAGGACACCCCGATACTAAATCATTTTGTTACAATGGGATATTCAAAACCATTGTTGACGAAGTGGACAAGAAATCAGAAGACTTTAAAATCATAGACTTATATAGAGATAGTTTCAGAAGACCAAGAACGGATTTAATTGAATCATACAAAAAAATGGTAACTTGGTCAACTCATATTTATTTCATATCACCTGTTTGGTGGTTCAGACTAACTCCAAGAATGGAAATATTCTTTGACGAGGTCTTAACGCCTGGATTCGCATATAATTTCAAAAATATCACGAAACTATACGCATATCCACAACCACACTTAAGTGATAAAAAAGTTAGGACATATATAACTCATGGAGCACCAATGTTACCCGTTGTGACATTATACTTAAATTCAGTTAAGTTAAGATTGGTATTGGGTGTATTTACATTTGTATTTGGATGGAAAATCAGTAGATGGTTAAAAACAAAACAATTTTGGTCAGTCCCGTTTGTATCAGACAAGAAACGAAAAAAGTATTTGGAAGTGGTCAAGAGAGACATGAAAAAAGATTTGAGATGAAAAAAATAAAGAAATTCTTCAAAGATATATGGTTAGGTATTAAGATATCAAATGAATACTATCTTAGTGGAAAGTGTAACCATGGTAAATTTTAAAATTATGAAAAACAGATTAGATAATATAGACAAGTTATTAATGTTCGCATTATTGTATTTCCTATTTATGGGATTCGCAATGACAGTGAACGCACAAATCAAACACTATGACGGTGAGTTATATCATGTGGTTTATAGTGAGGATTATGAACAACCTCTTCAAGTGACATATACAGTGATGTGTCCAACAGGTGAAATCAGTAGAAGTGGAATGGACTTTTGGAAACCAAAAGGATGGAAAACTTCAGACAATGATGACTACAAAGCAAATGTATATGATAAAGGTCATATGGCACCAGCAGCGGCATTTAATTGTTTTGATAAAGAAACTTTGAGAGAAACGTTCAACTATCTGAATTGTGCACTTCAACATGAATCACTAAACAGAGGACCGTGGAAAGAACTCGAAAGATTTGAACGAGACTTATCCAAAGTATTTGAAACAGTAAAAGTAAATGTAACGGTACATTTTGACAATGAACCCGAGTATGTAGCAGGTGGAGCACTTATACCAAGTGGATTCACAAAACAAATATGGGCAGGTGAACACGAGTGGACATTTTACTTTGATAATATAAATTTAAAAGGTAGAGATTGGTCAGACTTTCAGATACCTAATATAAGACAGATAAACGACTAATGTTTGACGAAACTTTTGTAACGAGAGTACTTTGGAATACCAATACAGAGAAAATGATAAAAGCAACAGAAATGATTTGCAAGATGTCACATAAGTATGATATTCCCGTTGACTATAAACACCTCGGAATAATAGAGGACGATGTACAAGATGAAGATAGTAGTTGGGGCATTAGTTGACGAAGATACTGTTCTAATTGGAAAAAGATTATCCACGGATTCGGTTTGTCCTGATTTGTGGGAACTGCCAGGTGGTAAGATTGAGGAAGGTGAAACTCCGTATGACGCGATAATTCGTGAATGGAAAGAGGAGTTGGATATAGACATAAATGTATATTATTCAATACCCGAAAGAGAAGAAGACGGAGTAGAGTTTTATCCATATATAATCAAATATAAGAGTGGTAAACCTAAACTCAATGCACATCAGAGTGTGAAATGGATTACGTTAAATGATATAAACAAATATCAGTTCACTCCATTAAGTAAAAAAACACTATATATAATAAAGGGTAGTTACGATTTATTTTTAACCAAAAAAGAGCAGGAGTAAAAAGGTGATTAAGAAGTTCATCAAAAAAACAGTAGGAAACAAAACAAAGTTATCAGAAGTATCAAGTTCAATCGCGGAATCCGTGTTAGATGGTAATTGGTTATCGTTCAATTGTGAAAGACCGTATATACAATTTACGGAAGAGGATATGAAAGATATAACCGATGAGTTAACCTCACGAACCGACCAATGATACATCGACCCGCGGGAAGGGACGATTTCGTGTGTCTAAGAAAAATTTTGAGATAAACCCAAAATTGTTTCTATACGCGCATATAAATTAAAAGAGTTATGAAGACCATTATAGTACACAAACCCAAAAGATGTAGAAACCCAAGGATTGAAGTATTCGATGACCACATTGATAAAGTAAACAATGTGCGCTCAAAGAAGTATATTCCCGAGGGGACGGATATCCTTCAAATGGGTATGGGTGGTGAAAATCTCTTCAACACATATATAAAGAAATATAAAATCGATTCAACATGGAAATAAAATCAATTAAAAAATTATCTAACGGTGATATCGAAATCACCAACGATAAAGGGTCAATTACGGTATCCACAACAAATCCCGTATATGAGGGATTAAGACTTCAATTTAATTCGTTGGGTATAAACACGGTGAATTGGGTCGGGAATCAGAGTAAATACAGTCCACTAAGAGAAACCGAAGAAACTCTACTATATGACGTAGAGGAAGGACAAATGAAAATTCCTTTCCCTAACGTGGATTATACGTCTTACCCCAAAAAAGAACTCGTATTCATTGGTTCAGAAGGACAGTATTGGACACAAAACTCTACTGAACCACCTGTATACTTTAATGAGGAGTGGAACAAATGAGAAAGATAACTGTAGACCTACACGGTATAAGGCATGGTAACGTAGAAAAACTCTTAGAAAAACGTCTCCTGAACGGTAAAAAAGACTACCTGAGAACAGAGATAATTACAGGAAACTCTGAGAGGATGAGAGAGATAGTACACGACTTCTTAGACGAACACGATTTTAAGTACGTTGTTACAGAGTACAATATGGGTAGAACGGTCATCATAGGGTAGAACAACCCTGAACAACCTCTATAGGTAAGACAAAATAAATCTACCTTAATTCACCCGCCAAGATTCACTCCAATCTATTTATCCTTATATGGTACTAATCAAAGTAATCTTAATGTTCTGCGTATTCATTTTCCTCATGAATCGTTGGTTCAAGTATTTGGACCGTTAAAAAACCCTCAAAAAACCCCCTTTTATCCCACTTTTTACCACTTTATGGTAAACTCTCACCAAATAATTCCTTAATAAAAGAGAGAAATATTTAATTAGAGAAGCTAAGGCTTCCCTACTTATCCAATGAAAAGGGGTCGCTAATACACTTTTACCACAATAAACACAAACACTTTCCTATAAAACACCCATGCAACGAGTTTAACAGTAATAAAAGGGTGCTCTTGTCCGTGTTTCTGCGTTTTCCAATTTTTTTGCTATAGCGAAACCTTTTGCGCATTGTTAATAACCTGTTGATAACTTTTTTTTAGGTCGTTTTGTCAGTCTGAGTACCCTTGTAACACGGGTGTAGAGGTGTTACAAACGTAACAACAGAGGGGCGCCGGGGGTTCTGTAGAGGTATTTGTAACACATACCCCGAAAATGAGTAGTCGCTGAGTAGTGACAGGGTGTCATGTTGATAACTTTGTTGATAAAAAAGTGTTTATTTCCTTGTTTTTTTCATTTATTTTTCGTATATTAGTGGGGGGCATTGACCTACTTTTCACCACGGATGCGCAATAACCCGACATATATGGGTAAAATTTAACAATTATTTAACATTGGCGATTTGGAAATGAACGCAGAATTCCTTATCTTTACTATGTAAAGAGAGAGATATATGGGATAACTGTGGTGGAAACCGCGAAGTGAAGTAAAAATAAAATAGGTCAAAACAGCAAGTACTATACGCAAGTAGGTATATAGAGAGAGAATAGAGTAGTATAGGTATAGGTAGGTACAGCGCATAGATTAACCTGAAACAACCCCGAACCCCGTAAGTCGTTATAGGCGATGAAAGACACTCGCGCAGGGGGTGGGGGTATTTTCACGGAAACCAAGCGCAGCAGCAGGCATGAACCGCCTGTAGTCCGTCTTGCTGTCGAGGTCGGCAAAATGACCTTGGGGAAAGTCCCCTCTAAGGTCTGATTTACAGAGGGGCGCTAAAATTCATTTACCTCATTATGGGTATGGATATTGTTTAACTATTAAATTTAATTATATGCTGAAAGGTATCGGAGTGACTTGGACACCTAAATCCAAGAAAGTAAAGTTTGTAAAACAGAATGGTCAAGTGGTTAACAGGGATGAATTAGTTGAAGCTCTTAATTACTGTCAATGGAGATTTGGTTATAGACATAAGGATTATTCTCAGGATGGTAGTACTCTTACTGTAGGTATGTAGTATTATATCTATACTTATATATAGAAAGGTTTATTATGAGGTATTTTTATTTTAGTTTAGTTTTGTTTATTTCCCTGCTTTTTTCAGGGTGTGGTAGTCAGTGGTATGTGAGTACTACAAATCATGACCCTATGTATGACAGGTATATAGAGGTAGACAGTTCAGTTAAGATAGATACTATTAATTCTTTATTTCATCTCAAGAGAAAACTCCGAACAGACTTCTCTTTCAGATGGGACTTCGCTCAGTATGCGATGACAAGACCCTATTCGTGGTATTTCAACAATCCAAGACTCGATGGTATATGGAGACCTTACAACAGATTTGATGTATGGTTTAACTCCCATCAGTTTTGGTACGATTGGGCTTTCAACTATCCTTGGTATGGTTACAATCATCCTTGGTGGGTAAAGTCTAACAGGTATTGGGGAATCCATTATGATTATCCTTATGGATGGAATATGTGGAATCACTATGACTACAGTTGGTACAACGAACCTGATATCGCATATGTTAGTGGTAGAAGGGGAAGTAGGTATAATGATTTTCTTATTGGTAACTCTAATATAGAACAGGATACTAATCGAAGAAGAAATAACAGAGTATACCCTAACCCTGATAACAATGCTATTAACGAGGTTATCAGATGGAGTCGAGATAATAATATACCTAACAATACTATATACAGACCTAACAACGTAAATAGTAATAATAATGTTGTTGTCCCAATCAAACCAAATAACAACATCAACAATTGGAATTCCAAACCAAGAGTACCAAACAACAACTTCAATAACGGAAGACCACCTGTTAATAACTTTAACAGTAACCCACCTGTTAACATCAGAAGTGGTGGTAACGTAGGTGGTAGTAGTAGAGGAAGTTCGTCAGGCGGTAGTTCTAGCTCATCAGTAGGTAGAAGAGGTGGAAACTAATTGTTAATAACTTGTTGATAAATTTAACATAAATTTAACATTAAACATTTGGAAAAGTCATTTACTTTCACTATCTTTACTATGTAATAATGATTAATAGTAATGATAAATAAAAATTATATGATGTATACAAAGTACTCCCTCGATTGTTCTTATTTTGTAAATGAGTTCAAATCAATAAACGAATTAGTTGACTATGTAGTTGACAACGGGATGGACCCAAACTATGAGATTACTGCTAACGGTAATCCTACAGGTGAAATGGTAATCGATTTAATTCAATTTTAATATGAGACAATTTAGTATAGGACAAAAAGTAATGTTCGAAGATAAGTGGGGTAGACTTAATGATGGTATTATCTCAGAGTTAAACAAACCATTCCCAACTGTAAATGACGATGGTGATGTAGTTGATATGTATCTCACAGTAGTACAATCGGATATGGGACTTGGTGGTGAACCATCAAATGTAGCAATTAGTAATGAACAAATATTAACAGTAGTATGATAAACTTAAGTATTAGTGACCCAATAGATGGGAACAATAAGATAGGTGAACTTCGTAACCATATAGGTAAAGACTATTATGGGAACAACAAACTCCTATCTGTAAGTAAGGATGGTAACGTATGTATCGTTCTTCGTGATGGTAAGAAAGTTAGTGAACCAAGTTGGATAACTTGGAATCGATTCTTTTATTAAAATTAAAAATTATGATTAAGACAATTAAAAATTATGTATTGACCAAACTCTTTGCCGAATGGGTAAAAGAGGAACAAGATGTTTCGAAACTCGTAATGGTGAAACAACTGATTCAAAAACATCAAGATGAGTTAACGGGATACAAACCTGTTATCGGTTTCAAACAACATAGGATTGACGGGTAACAGATAAACGATATGAATAAAACAGTTACAAAGATTAAAAGTCTGTTGAAACAGGCTCAAGACCTCGCTCAAGATGAGTTGGGACTTGAAAACATTTTCTACAATGAACGATTTGTCGAACTTATGATTGCAAATGAATTGGGTCATGAGTACGGTAACAACACACAGGGTGGTGACGCATGGGACCCTGTCAAAAAGAAACCTGTCGAGTATAAAGCAATAAACTTGAGGAGTAAAGGTAAAGGTACATTTCAGTTTCATTGGTTATCAGAGAACAAGATTAACCAATATAGTCAAACTGAAGATATGTACTTTTGTATTAGGGATGGTGTTCAAATCAAAGAGATATACAGAGTACCTACCAAAACAGTTATACCTTACCTAAAGGAAAAGTCAACAGGTGGTAAGAGTATCCACGGACATTGGGGTACTAACAAAGATAAATTAATTAATGAGTTGAACGCAACTAAAGTTATATGATAAAGGTAGTAATAGGAACATTAGTCGTTATATGGTTGTGGATTGTATATGAAATGCATATCGCACCCGAGGTTGATGAACACGGTAATAGAATACCCGATGACAAAAAGAGAAAAGGTAAAACTCGTAAATAGGTTACGGAAAACAAAAAGGAACTTTAAAGAAAGTTCTGACTTCCAAGAATTCTTAATAGATTGTTATCTATTTCTTGGTCCATCTGCATACGGTAGTCGTATTGAGAAAAGGTGGATAAAAGAAATGGGTTACAAAAAAATGTCTACATATAATCGTGGAGATTATATGGATGGTGACGAGTATGTGGAGTTCAAAGCATCGTATGAATCATTCGATAGATATACATTCTTACACATAAGACCACATGAAGATGTTGACAGGTATGACCTATTTACAGTAGATAAAAAATTTAAACACAACGTATATAGTATACCAAAAGAAAAAATAGGAGACTTCATTTACAACAAAAAATTATTGAGTGGTGTTTGTAATGGAACTTCTGAAGCAAACGAAAACAATCAAACGGTTGAATACAGGTTCACTATCAAGAAAAACCAATTGGAATTGTTGGAACCCTATTTAACTACAGGAAAAAAAATGAAAAAAACATACGAAAAGTTTTGGAAATAACAAATAAATTTCGTATATTATGTCTAAACAATTAAATATGAAAGACGTGCTAATACACTTATTGACTGCTGTTAAACTTGATTTTAAACGTAGGTGTGAACAAAACACCGATGAAGAATCACGAGATACATACGGTAAGTGGCACGGAATCATTGAAGATATGATTAACACAATAGAATCAGGTGGAGTAAAATGAATAGAGTAGATAGTCAATACCAAGATATCATTCACAACATTTTAGAGTTCGGTGAAGAACGTCAGGACCGAACAGGTACAGGAACGTTATCGTTTTTTGGTGGTTCCTTCAGACATTGTATGTGTGATGGGTTCCCTGTACTTACCACTAAGAAGATGCCTTTGAAAACTGTTGCTACAGAACTCAAATGGTTTCTGAAAGGTCGTACCGATATCCAATACTTGTGGGATAATAACTGTCATATATGGGATGGTGACTACAAGAAGAGTGGAAGGACCGATGGAGAACTTGGACCAATCTATGGAAAACAATGGAGAGATTGGAACGGTATAGACCAACTGACAGAGTTATTATATACGTTAAAAGAAAACCCACATGGAAGGCGACATCTTGTCAACGCTTGGAATGTAGAGGACCTACATCTTATGACACTACCACCTTGTCATTACGGATTCCAATGTTACGTTAGTAACGACAACAAGTTATCTCTCTTATGGAACCAAAGAAGCGTTGATGCTTTCCTTGGGTTACCTTTTAACATTTCTTCTTATGGTATGTTATTGATGATACTATGTAAAGAAACAGGATATGAGCCAGGTAATCTGATTGGTAACTTCGGTGATGTACACCTGTACAAGAACCACTTACCACAAGCAAAAGAAATCGTAAAACGAGTTGGATATGAATTACCTACTATGGATATCACAAGTTCAGATATCCTCAACGGTGAGTTTGAATTCAAACTAAATAATTATCAATCACACAAAACACTAAAAGCAAAATTAAGTAACTAATATGGATTTAGATAAAATGTTACCACAAGAGAATCAAGAGATGGATGTAAACTATACTCTTGATTTTACAGATGGAGTTTCCCAATACCTAAAAGGGAACAAAAGATTAGAAGGTGAATCTTATAGTGACTATAGGATTCGACTCAAGAACGAGAAGAAGATTTTAAAATTGTACCTAAGGGGAAGACCTGTACAAGAAGAACCTAATTACGATTATTAATATGATACACAGAGCACCGATGACAGAAGAAGATATGAAATACAGACAGGGTCGTAGTAAACGACAATACAACAATAGTTACTTCGGAATAAAAGCATCCGCAGTACTACTTGGAATTACCCTGTTAGGTTATTTACTTTTTAAATACTTTGAATCATGAGTATATCAAACGAAGAACACATTGAAGAAATCTTATACGAAGCACACGCTTACGGATTCAGAGAAGAGTTGTTTAAGTTAGTAAAGGATTACGAAATGGAATATCCAAAGATGAGTCAGTTGGATAGATATCAAAAAGGTTATGAAAAATTAATTACAAAATATAATGAACTATGAAAACAATTAAATTATTTTGGGACACATATTACCCAATCATTTTAGCATTCGTATCATTCCTTTATTCAGTATCACTATGGTTTAGTGGTCAGAAGTTAGAAGGAATTTTTGTTGGTATATGGGTACCATCTATCCTAGCGTTCTCAATCGCTATAAGACAAAGGAGAAACGATTTATTAAAAAATAAGAAATGAGTTCACCAGCACCATTAGGAATGTTCATCATAGGATTCATAATCTTCGCACTTTATATGTGGGGATTGTTGACTATGATATACAGGGGACATAAACAACAAAGAGAGGAGTTTAAGAATGACCCTGAGATACAAGAGTATTATAGAAAGTTAGAAGTTAAAGACCGAAGAAAGAAAAGAGTTAAAAAAAATGAAAGACAAAAAGTATAAAGTTATGTTAGTCAGTGGTGGGTTTGACCCTGTCCACAAAGGTCACCTCGAGATGATTGAAAAAGCACAAGAGATGGCAGAAGAAGTTTGGGTAATCCTTAATAATGATTTTTGGTTAAAACAAAAGAAAGGTAAACCCTTTATGAAAGAAAGAGAAAGGGAATATATCATGTCCCGTGTTAAGGGTGTAACAAAAACATTTGTATGTAACCCAAGAAGTGCAACTGATAAAACAGTTTGTGATGGAATCTATTCTGCTGTTAACACATTCCGTAGAGAGTATGATGAACCACTATCTATGGCTTTCGGTAACGGTGGTGATAGAGGTAAAGGAAATATTCCTGAGGAAGACTATTGTAATTCTATGGGAGTAGATATGGTATGGGGATTAGGTGACAAAGTACAATCGTCAAGTTGGTTAATCGAAAAAGCGTTAAATAGTGCAGTATAAGGAACAAGAACATATCGTAAAGAATCTCAAACAGATTGCAGAACTGTGTGAGTCGGATTGTCCTATGATGGCAGCTGAGAGATTGAAATGGTTAATCGATGAGATAGAATTAAGACCACTAATAAAACCTTGGTGGAAATTTTGGTAATATGAAAACGTTTATAGAAATAGGTTCGTGTGATTTCAATACATTGAATCACTTACACTATGATGGATGGAGAGGAGTAATAGTAGAACCTGTTATTGAGTACTTAGATAATTTAGAGAAACATCCAAGTATTAACTATGTAAACGCCGCAGTAGATACACAAGATGGTGAACGTGAGTTGTGGATGTGTCCACAAGAATATCAAAAGGTGAGTAGAGATTATAGAGGGATGTCTTCTTTTCATAGAGACATTCATCACGGTAGTGTGGTAGGAGAGCAAGTATTGAATGACAAAGGTAAACCTGTTCATACGGAATCACGAAGTGTGAAGACAATAACATGGAATACGTTAGTAGAAACATTTAATATAAATGAAGTAGACTATTTAAAGATAGATACGGAAGGACACGATTGGGAGATACTAAAGAGTATTGACCTAAACAAGATTAAACCAAAAGTAATTAAGATAGAACATAAACATAGTGGTAAGTGGAGAGAGATTAATACTTACTTGATGGAGCACGGATATCACACCGAGACGTTCTATTATGATATAATGGGATTTGTAAAATGAAAGACACAAATTTTGCGGACATGAATTATTTCTACGGAGTCATCCAATTCATCAGGGGGGAACAAGTAGAAGAACGACCCTTCAAAGTATCAGACGATAATCTACGGTCATACTACTTAGACTATCCTAAGGTATACAGTAATGAGACTAAGTTCCATAGGTTAGAAGAAAAAGAATTAAGTGAAATAATTAAAGAGTGGTTCGTTAACTCTCAGGATTGTCCACCCGATATGTGGGACAGAGAAAGAATAGAGTTCATGACACACTCAGAGTATAAGAACAAACTATGACAGTATTTCAATATATATCATTATACATTATGTTAGGTTGTGTAAACAATCTAATCATTATGTTAATACTTGACTATGTAGATAGGAAGGGTGGGTTGACGGAAAGGTTTCACCCCACAACCGAACAAGTTGTTTGGGGATTGATTCTCTGGCCCGTAACGGGTTGGATATTTTGGTCCGAGTTTTTCAAGACATGGTGGAAGAATAACCAATGATAAGCAGTAAGCAAATAAGCAGTAAGAAACGCAAGTTTCTAAACACACACGAAATTTTTTTAAATTACACATATGAAATATAAAAAACTGAATAAGAAACGCGCCCTCGAAAAGATAGGTGGAACGTCCCTGAAGGATAGATTAAATGGATGGTCTTACAAACAATTAGTTCAAGCGTTTGGTGACCCAACATTTCCCGAAACTAATGGTGATGGGAAGATTAATAAAGAATGGGTGTTCGAAAGAAACGATGGTGAGATATTCACCGTGTACGATTGGAAGAAGGGTGATAGTGATTTCACCACGAACTTTAATACTACTTGGAACATTGGTAGTAAAGTATACGCGGGTGAATTTGTCACTGAGATGATAACCCAATTAAAGAAAAAGAATTAATGAATAGATTAACAAAACACATTGAAGAATGGATTGAAGGTAAATCATACGAAGACTTAGTTAATGAGTTAGTAGATTTAAAAGTTCACGGAGAGAATACTCAAGAGAACAAACTTTGGATTCAAAAGATTCAACAACGACTATCTGATATATCAAGTAGTGACTAAAAAGATAAACAAAATATTTGTACTATCCGTAAAAGGAAACTACAATGATATTGGAAATCGATTAGACGAATTAGACCTATCTTACGAGGTACCCTATGAAGTTGTCGATGGTATCATTGGTAGAGAAACCGATATGGAATACTCCGAGTACCCATGGACATTAACTGAAATGAATCCATGGAACGAGTGGTGGGAACGTCCAATGTTAGATGGTGAAGTTGGATGTGCATTAGGTCACTACAATATGTGGAAACAGGCGTATGAAGAGGGACATGAAGTATGTATGTTCTTAGAAGAAGACTTCAAAGGTGTCAAGTCACTATTCGACCTCGGTATGATTCCCAACGATATTGATGGTTTATATTTAGGTAGAAGACGAGTACCAAATCACGAATGGTTATATGATGGACCTGAACAAAACTATAACGACAATTGGGTACATCCACAATACAGTTACAACGCTCACGCATACATACTAACAAGAGAAGGATTAAGAAAACTATTGTATGATTATGATTTCATAAACAATCTAATGCCACTCGATGAGTTTTTGATATCAACAATAAATCTACATCCACGAAAAGATATCAGGGAGTTTATCAAACCAACACTAAAGTTTATTGCTCCACCAACCAATGAAGACAATTGGATAAACCAAACATCCGTTGATATCGAATCGGGTAATGAATATGGTACCTCACTAACTGAGGATATAACACGATTAGAACGAAGTATTAAATTTGATATGGTTTATGTCATTACATTAGATACAAGTAACGAGAACGTAGAAAGATTAATCAACAGAGTAAAAGAATTAGGTTTACCAAATGATGTTCCAATAAGAATATGGAGAGGGACAAATGGTAAGGAAGAGTTTGATACGATTGAAAAGAGAGAACAAATGGGTATCAAGTTCTATGATGATTGGAAGATAGAAAGTGGTAACAATTGGTGGACAAGACCTGTAACTGTTGGTGAAGCAGGTGGTGTACATTCTCATATTAGAATATGGGAAGACGTAGTTGAAAGAGAATATAATAACGTATTAATATTAGAAGATGATTTTAATCCAACACAAAGGTTTCATTGGAATACCTTTGATGAATTAAAAGATTACGATTGGGATTTAGTATTCCTATCAAGACTTTTGATTGAAGGAAAGGATACTAATGTAGGATTAGAGAATTGGGTCAAACCAAGTTATTCATATCAAACCCATTGTTATGTTTTAAACTATGAAGGAGCAAAGAAATTAGTAGAAACAAATGTACCAACACTAAAACAAAATATAATAGTATCAGATGAGTTCTTACCTGCCACATACACAACTCATCCAAGAGAAGACATTAGGAAAATGTTTATTCAAAACATGAATGTCTTAGCTCTTAAATCAAACCCTGTTATCCAAGACAGGTATGAAGCGGCAAACAATTCACAGACATCCCCAATCGAGGGAATAGATTTCTAAGGAATGGACCCGTAGCTCAGTTGGATAGAGCATCTGCCTTCTAAGCAGACGGTCACAGGTTCGAATCCTGTCGGGTTCACAATTTATTAAATATATTTTAATATTTATATAATAGTTAACTAAATAAAAACAATTGTTATGAGTAAAGTTTCAAGAAGATTATACCAAGCCGTAGAGGCAAAGTATACAGCAGATATCATGGACGCAAAAGCAAGACTATCAGTCTACTTTGAGAATCCTGTAGCTATTGGGGAACACCCACAACACACAGAAGAAATCGACAAACTTATCGGACAACTTGAAAGTGCAACAGGAAAGTTAGAAACACTTTCTGAGTACTTTGGAAAAGAATACGGTCACGATATCCCTGTATCTGAATCAGACGAAAAAGAAATCTTAAAAGGATAAATTCGTAGGGGATATAGCTCAGATGGCTAGAGCACTACGCTTGCACCGTAGGGGTCGTGAGTTCGAGTCTCACTATCTCCACTATGTTTGTTTGTTTTTGTACATACTTATTATTGATATAAGTGTCTATATAAAAACGTTTTAAAAGGAGAAAGTATTATGTCAATCGCAAATCAATTTAAAGGACTACCAATCGAAGAACTAATCGTTGGTCCACTAACAGGTGTGGCAAAAGGTCAGGCGCAACTAAATGATATTACTTGGAAGTACATCTCTGAGGTTGCATTTGAGCCACCTTCAGGAAGTAGTACCCATCGTAAATCAAGAAAAATCGATGTTGAACTAAACAGGTATATAAAGGACTCGGAAACAGGTGAATTAAAGTTACAACAAATTCAATCTATGATTCCTATGTTACCGTTAGTACCACTACCAACATTAGCAGTTACATCTGCAGATGTTGATTTTACTATGGAAGTTCATGAATCAACCTTGTCTAAGAATACAAGTGATTCATCATTCGAAACATCAGTTCAGGCTTCAGGTGGATTTTGGGGAGTTAAGTTTAAAGCCTCTATGACAGGTAAAGTAGCAACTCATAAAGAGAATACAAGAAAAACTGACAACTCAGCTAAGTACAATGTTAAAGTACACGCAGAACAACTACCACAAACTGAAGGTATGGGTAAACTAAACGATATGTTACACATGATGATGGAACCAACTGTAGTAGGTATGGAAGACCCAACAACAGGAGTAGCGACACCATCAACAGGTTCAGCAGGATAGTCCATAACTAATTTGGAAAATTGAAATATTTTTTGTATATTAGTAAGAAGTAAAAAAATAAGTTATAGTTAAAGCATGGCTAAGGTTAATTTAGAAGAACTACTTGGTGGTCTACAAGAGGCCTCACAAGTAGTTCTTTCTATACAAGAAAGACAACACATCAATACCATCTCAAAGTATTTTGATAAAGATGGTACACCAATCACTCAAAAGTTTAGAATCGGTGACAGGGATATAGAGATACCACTCTACATTCTTGCGGACCATTCATCTGTTGGGTTAGATAAGTTGGATATTGAGTTCCAAGCAAGACTATTGCCAGGAAATACAACTAAACCATCAGCACTCAAAAAGAATTTATTACCTATCTTTCAAAGACAAAAACAAAAAGGTAATGACAAGTACAAACATCAGATTAGTAATATCTCAGTTGATGGTAACAGTCCTGACAAGGAAGGTGTTGCTAAAATCAGTATACATTTTAAGAAAGATAATAAACCCGAGGCGGTTTCTCGATTAGTAGATATGTTAATAGCGAAAATGGATGACCCGACTCATAAAGTTATAGAGAATGGCGATTCCTGAGTTAGAATTACCAAATAGTAAGAAAGGGAAACCTATGGAAAAAGAGCAAGATACTACTAACACAAAGGTAAGTAGTAACGGTAAACAAAGATTACGAATTAGTATGTTTGTAATCTCATGTTTTGCTTTTACATTGGTTTGGATATTCTTATCAATGCACTTTGACAAAGGTCTTAACGCAGAATGGAAAGAACTTCTATTATTGTTGTTAGGTGCATTAATCGGAAACTTCAACCAAGTAATTAATTATTGGTTCAAAGATAAGTAGTATGCCTTTACCATGTCCGAGTTGTACTACACCGTTAGATTTAACTTTAGAATTTATTCTAAAGAATCCTGTATCGGTTTGTCCACATTGTCAAACTGTAATGAACTTCAATGTAGATAAAAGTATACAGAAAGAGTATAATCAGGCGTTACAAAACATAGAGGACGTGAAAAAGAAATACAGTAAGATAGCTAAGTTTAAATAATGCTCGGTTCGTCTAACGGTTAGGACTTCAGGTTTTCATCCTGGCAATAGGGGTTCGATTCCCCTACCGAGTACAAATAAATGTTATGTTAAGATACGATATAATAAACAAAGTAATAGAAGTAAATGGGTTTACAAAGTACCTTGAGATTGGTGTATGTAATCCTGTAGATTGTTTTGATAAAGTTAATTGTGAACTCAAACATGGTGTCGACCCTGGCTATGAGTTTGAAGAAAACCCTGTTACATACCAAATGGAGTCCGATACGTTCTTTGAGTATTTAAGTGAACATGACCCTAATAGAAAGTATGATGTAATCTTTATCGATGGTCTACATAAATCATATCAAGTTAAAAAGGATATAGAAAATTCTTTAAGAGTTTTAAGTCCAAACGGATATATTTTATTACACGATTGTAATCCACCAACCTCACATATGGCAAGAGAAAACTACAGAACTGAATACGGGTATGAACCGTGGAATGGAACTGTATGGAAGGCGATATACAATCTAAGAACAACAAGAAAAGACTTACACGTTTGTGTTGTTGATACCGATTGGGGTATCGGTGTTGTAAAACGTAACGACCTCTTTGATACTAAACTTGTGTGGAATCATAATGAGTTTTATGAGTTTAATATCATGGACGCAAACAGAGAAGAAGATTTAGGTTTAATTACTATAGAACAATTTTTACAAGATGTGGGATGAACCATATTCACCATGGAATATAAAAAGGGATTCTGAAAAAATCCTTATATTGTGGAGTCTCATTGAGAACTCTAAGACAATGACACAGAGACAAAGAGGGGATGTGTGGGCAGTGTTACAGGGTATAATAGCATACACTGACAAAGGTATGAACTTAGAACCCCATCATCGTAAGTATTTAAGAGAACAATGGGACAGAGCATGGAACTCCCAAAAAGATAATAAAGTAAAACAAGATATAGCAGAGTGGCTAAATGAACTACCTTTTTAATGATGAAACTAATAACAACACACCCAATTAAGAAATCAGATTTAGGACTACACAACAATTTGTTTGGTGGTAAACTTTTAGCATGGATTGATGCTGCAGGAGCGGCGTTTACTACTGAGTATGTGGATAGTCCGAGACTCGTAACTGTTATGATTGATAAATGTATATTTAAGAAACCTGCTAAAGAAGGACAGTTACTAAAGATATATGGAAAGATAAAAGAAGTTGGTAAAACATCTATAACTGCATATCTTGAAGCAAGAGCACATAATGTGTATGACGGTAATCAAAAATTAATATTATCCACGTCAATAAAATTTGTTAGGATTGATGAAGGTGGTGACCCTATTCCAATCCATCAAAGAATCAAGGATAAATTTGAGAAAGAAGAAAAATGATTTATTGGTTTTACGGACAACCTGGCGCAGGTAAGACAACACTCGGTAACGCATTAGAAGAACGTCTAAACTTCCATCACTCACACCAAAAAACAATCAGAATAGATGGTGATGAAATGAGAGAAATATTTCAGAACAAAGATTATTCTGAACAAGGTAGACGTAACAACTTAAGAAAGGTTAACGACCTTATTCGTTTCTTACATCACAAAGGATTCACAGTTATTGTATCAGTTGTTGGTCCATATCAAGATGTAAGAGACGAGATACACGACCTCGACCCTATGATGATTTATACATACACAACTGAAATCAGGGGACGAGAACATTATCATACTGACGACTTAGAGATTGGTAAGTATGATGTTTGGATGAACACAGACAACAGATTAATAGAGGATTGTATAAATGAAATACTCACTTTTCGTAGGTAGATATCAACCATGGCACAATGGACATAGATGGTTAATAGACCAAAGATTAAATGAAGGTAAGAACGTTTGTATAGCAGTTAGAGACGAACACCCTGACGAAACCCACGAGTGGTACAGTGGAAAGATTGTACACAATATCAAAGCAGAATTAAACGATTTAGTAAACGAAGGTAGGGTGAAAGTTATAGTGATACCTGACATTGAATCAATCAATTATGGTAGGACAGTTGGATACGAAGTAATCGAACACGAACCACCAAAAGATATCTACAACATATCAGCATCAAAGATTAGAAAGGAAATGGGAAAATAGTATATATTTATTTCTTTATGAGAAATGAGAATGAATATAACTATCGTACCCTACAAGTTGCCCGAATCCGTACCGACTCCAAAAGAGGAGTGTGGCTGGATTGCTCTACACGATAATAAAGCGATAGGTTGGAACTCATTACTATTTTTATCCCACAATACAGTAAAGTTTGCTAATGCATTTGTAGAAGAAGAATATAGAGGTAATGGAATCTACAGAATGTTATGGGACGCCAGATGGAAATGGTGTCAAGAAAACCTTAAAGGATATGATGTAATAACGTACTGTCTACCAACAACACTTAACTTCTACAGAGAAAAAGGGTGGTCCGAAGGACATACATCTACATTAATGTCGTCAAAAATTTAACAAAACTTTAACATTTAAAGTTTGGATATTAACGTTTTTATGCTTATCTTTACTATGTAGTTGTGGGGACTCTAAAGTCCCTCGTCATTGAATCCAATGGACCTGACGTTAAACGGAGTAACCGATACCCCCCTCGGGGGGTGGTGAAACTAAGGAGAAAAAATGAGTAAGAAAAAAGAATCATATCAAGACGAACTTGACTTCAACGGGGGTTGGACCCGTGGTGAAGCGAGTCATCACATTGGTAAGAAGACAACTGAACAAACTCACAAGTCTAAAAAGACTTATTCTCGAAAGGAGAAACATAAGAAAAATTTAACAATTTCTTAACATTAGAAATTTGGAAATAAGTAAAAATTATATTATCTTTATATCGTAAGATTAAAAAATGGGAAATATGTATAAATCAAATCTAAATTATTCATCCTTCTGGCTCGACAAGTCTATTTGGGACGAGGATGATGACCAATCAAAAGTAGAAAAGAAATCAAATGACTTAATGAAACTGATGTCCTACAAAAGGAGTATCGGTAACTTCGTAAGTATTGTAACAGGTGAGTCTATTCCTGTGACATTCGATGGTAGGGGTAGTGACTCTTACACCGATGGTAGAGAGGTTGTTATCTCTGCAAAATTAGACGATAAAGAATTTGACCCCGTGGTTGGTCTCGCACTACACGAGGGTTCTCACATTAAACTTACAGATTTTGATTCCCTTAAAAGTCTTATGGACCATGATGTATTTCCCGTGTCTATGCAAGATTACATCAAAAAGTTCCAAGACAGTTCAGGAACATTCAAAGGTTATTGGTATGATACTTCAATGGGTAATGTAATAAAAGGTAAATTAAAAGACCTTCTTAACTATGTAGAAGATAGGAGAATTGACAACTTTGTTTATTCATCCGCGCCTGGTTATAGAGGTTACTACGAGTCGATGTACAAAAAGTATTTCCACTCTAATGTAGTAGACAAGGGTCTTAAGTCTTCAGAACACAGAGACGAGACGTGGGAGTCTTATATGTTTAGATTGATTAATATCACTAACAAAAACAGAGACCTCAACGCTCTTAAAGGGTTAAAAAAGATTTGGAATCTTCTTGACCTTAGAAACATTTCAAGACTAAAAAATACAGATGACTCTCTTGAGTTAGCAGGTAAGATTTTTATGGTCATCCAAAAGAATGTTAATGAAGATGTGGACCAAACACCACAACCACAAAAAGGTAATGGTGGTGAAGATGGTGATACTGATGGTAAGTCCGATGTATGTGATTCAGAATCTAAATCAACAGGTGATGGTAAACCAATGACAGGTAAGGGTCAAGGTAAAGGTACCGACTCTAACGGTGATGGTAAGGACGATGGTTCTACTGACAAGAAGGGTTCTATGTCAAGTGGTCAATCAAACAAGAATGGGGCAGGTGGTCAACACCAACCACTGAATGACAGACAAAAAAAGATGTTAGAGAACGCTATTGAAAAACAAAAGAAGTTTCAGAATGGTGATATCTCTAAAAAGAAAATATCTAAAGCAGATAAAAAGAAGATTGATACTCTTGACCAAGCGGATATCAAGACAGAGGTTACAGGTAAAGGTCTTGAACAAGGTTATTGGAGAAACCAATCACAAGGTGTTCAAACTTATGTTATCAACAACATGACTCAACAGTTAATTGAGTCGGGTCTGATTGACCACTTAGGTACTTGGAGAACTGATTCAAACAATGTTGCAGTTAACAAGGGTATTATGTTAGGTACTCAGTTAGGTAAGAAACTTAAAACAAGAAACGAAGAGAGAGTTCTTCAGACTCCAAGAATGAAGAGTGGTAAGTTGAACGGTAGAATGTTACACGAGATTGGTTTCGGTAACTTTGATATCTTTGACCAAATCAACATCAATACCGCGACACCATCGTTGTTACATATATCGATTGACGCAAGTTCTTCAATGAATGGTGACAAGTGGTACAACACTCAGACCGCCGCAGTAGCAATCGCTAAAGCAGCATCAATGACAGAGAATATGAATGTTGTTATATCTTACAGAGGTATTTACTACAATAGAGAAAGTAGACAATGTCAACCTTTGATGTTGGTTGCATACGATTCGAGAAAAGATAAGTTCCAAAAGATACAAAACTTATTCAAGTTTATTTCACCAAGTGGTACAACACCCGAGGGTCTTTGTTTTGAAGCAATACTAAAAGAGTTAACTAAGACCAAGAACGGTGAAGAGAGTTATCTAATCAACTTCTCAGATGGATGGCCTGGTTTTGATAACAGAGAAATTAGTTACGGTGGTCAATACGCAGTAGACCATACAGCAGAACAAGTCAAGAAAATCAGACAATCAGGTGTATCAGTTCTTTCTTACTTTATCTCTGATGGATACTTCGGAAACAGTAAGACTCAGTTTGAGAAAATGTATGGGAAGGACTCAGAGTTCATTGATGTAAACAATGTGACTCAGTTAGCTAAGACATTAAATAAAAAGTTTGAAGTTAAAATTTAACAATAATTTAACATTAGAAATTTGGAATTGTGAACCTAATTCACTATCTTTAGAGAGTAATATTAATAATGAGAAATAATAATTTAAAACAAAGTCTATGAAAGCACAAAAATCAGTTTTTGGAAAAGTAGTTCAGATAGATGACCTCTATTTGTTCGAAGATTCGGCAGGTGTTAAGTTCAACATCCCCGAGTTCAATGAAGAGGGTACCAACCTCTATAAAAGGGTAAAGTCAGCGTGTAATAATCCTGCGAAGTGGGGTTTCAAAATCAGAGTCAGAGGTAGACTTTCTGATGGTGAGATTGTTTACAACAGAGTTCCTGCTTCAACCGTTGAACAGAAACCCGAACCTGTTGGTAACTTCAACAAACCTAACGGTGGTCTGATGTCTATGTTATGGGAACCAACACCAAAGGGTGTCGCTTCTAAAGAAATGACTTCAGATGTCCTTAACTTTATTCATAACGAAGTCGATGGTTTGAAACCAAAGATGTTGTTCATGAAATCTCTAAAGTGGAAGTATCTAATCAGAAACATCCTTAGAGGTAAAAATATTATGATGACAGGTCCTGCTGGTTGTGGTAAAACTATGGCAGCGAAAGCAGCGGCTAATTCCCTTGAAGGTTACAACACCTTCATTATTAACTTGGGTGCAACTCAAGACCCGAGAACAACCCTTATCGGAAATACTCAGTTCGATACTAAGAAGGGAACAGTGTTCAACTCTTCACCATTTGTGAAAGCAATCCAAACTCCAAACACGGTGGTGGTCCTTGATGAGTTGACGAGAGCACACCCTGAAGCTCACAACATCCTAATGACAGTTCTTGACCAAGGTCAAAGATACTTGAGATTGGATGAAGCCGCTGACGCTCCTGTTATCAAAGTTGCAGATGGAGTATCCTTCATCGCATCAGCAAACATCGGTAATGAATATACTGCGACGAGAGCACTCGATAGAGCTATTCTTGACAGATTTACTGTCATTGAAATGGACACCTTGACTAAGGACGAAGAGTCTGAGTTACTTCAGATGATGTATCCTTCAGTTGATAAGGATGTTATTTCTTCTGTCGCTGAAATTACTTCGATGACAAGAAATGACGTAATGTCAGAGACTCCTAAGTTGACTAACTCATTGTCAACAAGAACCGCAGTTGAGATTGGTTCTCTACTTTATGATGGTTTTGAATTAGGTGAAGCAGCTGAGATTACAATCTATCCACTGTTCGACCAAAGTGGTGGTGCTCAATCTGAGAGAGTGTTCATGAAACAATACATTCAGAAGTTCTTAGGTGAGACTCCACAAGACGAAGACTTGTTTAATGTAGAATCAGAAGACGTTAGTAATCCTTTCTAAGGGTTACTAACCTCTAATATTAATACTATGGCATACAACAAGTATAGATGGTGGACAAACGGTAAAAGAAAAACTCTTTCTGTAAAATCTCATCTTTGGGATAGGATACAGAATGGTGACTTTGAATTATCTCATTATTACACAGAGGAGAAGGCTGCAAGAAAGCAGTCTTCTGACCTCTACAGTGAGATAATGAGTAAGTGTCCCGATGGTGGTGATTATTGGGGATATGAATATGAAGCAAGACAAAAGACCTACCTAAAGAATGTTAGAGCAAACAAGTTAGCAGAAGAAGGACACAGAGACGATATTAAGATATTAAACAATTTTAAAAAAGAATTAGAAAAACATTTTGGTTTTTGTCTATGGGATAAACTCATGGATGAGAAACCTATGAGTACCGAAGATGTCTACGAATACTACTGTATTGAGAAGATGTTTAGAAACGGTTTGGATGTTAAGTAAAAATTTTGTATATTTAAAGATATGAACCTAAAGTACGACCCCGAGAATCCATTAACGGATAAACAACTTGACGAAATAGCAGCATACGACTTTGACTTGTTTTTAGAATACTTAGATTCAAAAACAGAATACCTAAAACAGTTTAGTAGACCATTGGGTAAGTATCATTGTAAGAGGTTCGCAGCGTTAGACGCTAAAATGAGTGGTAAAGAAATTACTACTAAACTAATTAAAGACGCAGAAAAGATGGGACAGGTTGGTGACGACATTGTTCAACAAAATATTATAGACAAGATGAATGAGAAAGGTTTAGAAGAACCTGACATTATGGTTGATAATCATAAGACTCATAGGTCACAATGGTTTGATTAATTATGGGATTTAACAAAACACATTTACCGAATATAGAAGACCTTAAATCGATGGTTAAAGAATGGGGAGTTAGTGCAGTATTAAATCGATACAACGGTCCAAAGGTTGATGTCCTAATTGGGGACGTAGACGCAATGGACTACTTAGATAGTTTGGTAGAAACTAAAGAAAAATAAAATGAATTGGAATCGAGAAGATTTAAACGGCTTAGTGATAGACATAATCTCTGAATTAAAGGGAGTTGGATTTTCGGGTGTTGAAGATTGGGATACATTCGGTGACATCTTAAGATACAAACTTAAAAAATCAGGTGAGTTTGATATGTTATCAGAAGTGGTTGTGGAAACCTTCAGAGATTACACAAAATTTGAAACAGATATGGCTCTTATGAACTTATCTGACAAAGGATTGATTCGTATGTATGTTGACGAGAACGGAAAACTTGCATATGGTCCAACAGAAAAAGGGGTTAAATTGTCCACCCTTATTAATGAAGAAAGGGACAAAAATAAAAATCAAAATAAATAAATTATGAAGTATTACATTGCAAAAGTAAAAGTACATCACACGGATGACAAGGGCAGAGTAAAAAAGTTAACTGAACAATATGTGGTTAACGCAGTGTCTGTAACTGACGCTGAAACAAAAGTTGTAAAAGACTTTGAGAATTCAGGAATTGAATTTGAAGTAGGGTCAGTAATAGAGACCAAAATCATAAAGGTAATTAAATAATGATTTTTCAAAAAGGGGACAATGTAATTGTAAAGTTAAACGGGACTTACAGAGTAGGTTCCGTTTTACACCGAACAAGATTAAAAAGAGGTCTTGTATATAAGGTAAGACTTGAGAACGGTAATACAGTTGACGAATGTTCTGTAAATAAAGAATTGACGAGTTGTCACATCCACAGAGGATTGACAAAATCACTAAATAAAAAAGATGGACGAGAAACAGAAAAGGAAGTTTAAAACATTCCAAAGAAAAGTTAGGAAGAGATATCCTAAAGCAAAGATTCAAAGAAACACAGATGGGTTATTTTATATATCAAGTGGAATCGGTACAGTAGTAGGTGAGGAGTTATTCATTCCACCACAAACTAAGGTGTATGACGCATGGTATTGGGCAAGTAGGTCTTGTCAAATAGAACAAAACTTTAACAGAACACATCCAATGAAACACGATATGGCTGTTGATGAGAAAAGATTCGATAGAGTTTCTCGAAGAAATAGGAAGAAAAAGTAGTTTTATTAATTTCAAAAAACTATTTATGTAATATAACCAAAACTATATAAATCAGTTTATGAAAAAATATAACAAAAAGCAAAGAGGTGGTTACGTTAACCAATCTTTCGGAATTCCAAAAGACGTAGCGAAAAAGAATGATAAGAGGATGGGTAACTATTGGTCTTCTATCGACTTTCAAATGCACGAACAAAAACAAACTGAGTATCCAACAGGTCCATCTAAAATAGGATACTTACAAGTTGGTAATCATGACATCGAACTAACAATGGCAGAATGTAACAGGATAGCACATACGTTGGTAGAGGCGATTGATTTAGCAAAAAAGAAGTACAAACTTAATATGTAATTTGTGCCACCCAAGGGAATTTTCAACATATTTGATGAAGACGCATTAGAAAATAATACGGACTTAGAATTGTATCTAAAGAGTGTCCGTGATATTCTTGTGGAAAAAAAAGACCCGTATTATACTTTGTGTAAAAGTAAAATCAAAGAGTTGATTTCAGAACCCGATAAAATGGTTACAAAAGAATACAAAGAAAAAATGATTCCAAGACTAACAATGGTCAAGGATAATTTTGGTTCTGAGTATTTAAAAACATTGATTGAGATATTCTCAGAGGTTGTTCTTCACGATAAACGATTTATATCTAAACAAGGTTTATTATTCTTGAACAAGGTTTGGAAAGATAAGATTTAAGATATGTATAGTAAAGGAGATATCATGGAACATTGGGATGAAGCGGAATATAATTACTTCATGAGTTTAGATGATATGACTAAAGTATATTATCTACATGACTATCTCTATGGTGAGTTTGAAGAGGATGTCTTTGAAGATGTTGACATTCCTGAACAAACTCCTGAACACAGACCGATACAGGTTTTAATAGACTCAGAGAATCTTACCGTTATTTGTGATAACCCAACACTACTCAAGAAGACAGTCGCATTATTTGTAATGGATGGATTTCTTTTAGAGAAACAGGTTGAAAGAGCAGACGCAGTAATTTACAAGATAATAGCAGTTGGGGACCCAATGTCAGTAAACTGACACATTGTCACATCAAATTAATTTAAAACTAACAAAATGTCATACATTTCCAATTGGTACAGATTTGGTACTAATAGTAGTATATGTTTAATAATTTAAAAAGGAAAAAAATGACATTAAGAAATTTTGATAAGATTTTCGACTCATACTTAGATTGGGATATGAGTGGTTATGGTTCAGATACTACAGCACGAGTTGAAGACGATGTGTTGTTAATGGACTTCGAAGTGCCTGGATTGGGTAACAAAGACGTTCAGGTAAATGTAGAAGATAGAAATCTACACATTAAAGCAGAAAAAGACCATCGTAAGTTCGAAAGAAAGTACAGGGTTCATGATTCTTATGATTTGAATCAAACTTCTGCTGTTTGTAAAGATGGTATCTTAACAATCTCTATTCCTAAGTACGAGGATAGAAAGGCTAAAAGTATTACAGTAAAAGTTAAATAAAGTTAAATGTTTTCTAACTCGTGGTTTAGGTACGAAAAACTTAATTACAACAACAAGTTATATTTAATCATACGGAAGATTGCGATTGACCGAAGACCAATAGTTAACGTTTGGAAAGAACACTTAAACTGTGACACTGTACTGAAGGGAAATGACGGTTTTTTCTATTTTCTCCAAGAAGTTTCGGATGTAGAGTGGAAAGAGGTATAGGAAAATTTAACATAAATTTAACATTGGGGACTTGGAAAAGTCCCCTTTTTTTATTATCTTTATTATGTAATAATAATTAAGATATGGGATATTCAAAATCACTCTACCAAGCAATTCACAAAGATACCTTAGTGAAGTATCTAATGAGTAGAGATAGAAAAATTAAATCACTACAAAAACAAATAGACGACTTAAAAACAAAGTAATGAGTAAAATAGTAATTTTTGATTTAGATGGAACTTTGGCTGATATAGACCAAAGAAGAGCAGCCGCTATCAACATGGGTGGTGGTAAGATGGATTGGGATTTCTTTTTCGACCCAAAGAATGTAGCAATGGATGCTCCGAATATGTCTGTAATCACTACGGCACAAACATTCAAAAAACAAGGTTTCAAAATCTTTATATTTAGTGGTAGATTAGACAATAGTAAAGATGTTACTATTAATTGGTTAAAATATTGGAAAGTACCATTTGATAAACTTCAAATGAGACCTAATAATAAAAAAGATAAATTCACACCCGATGATGTTCTAAAACAAAATTGGTTAAATGATTTAGATAAGAAAGATATCCTTTGTGTATTTGACGATAGACAAAAGGTAGTAGATATGTGGAGAGCTAATGGTATCTCTTGTTTTCAGGTTGCGCCTGGTAATTTTTAAATAATATGAATCAGATTAAACACCCTTTAGATTGTTTCTATATAACTGATAACAAAAATGGTTTGATACATGGTTGGGCAGATGGATATCATCAGTTCAATGCATTTAATAAATCAAACCCTCAAGTTAGTATTAGAAAAGGTCTTACATGGTTAGATAAAAATTCAGACCTCTATGATAAGTTAAGAATGATAGTTCTATATAACTTAGGATGGAAGTACGATAATAAAAAACAATTATCGTTTGGATTTTAGAAAAATATTTTGTATATTAGTAATAGATTAAATAGTAAAAAATGACAAACTTAGGTTACGCATGTATTAACATGACATTGGGTTCTCAGAAACCCAAGGTTACCACAAACCGTGGTATGATTAAACGAACCTTCCTTAGTGAAGGTGTAAAGTATTCTTCAGAACTTGCTCTACAGAATACACGAGACTTGATTGAGGTTATCAAGTGGAATCACAAAAACGGATTCAAATTGTTTCGTATGACTTCCAACCTCATCCCTTGGTCATCGGAGTTCCCACTCAGTTCAATGCCTGACTATCGTAAAATTTCTATTCTACTGAATGGTGCAGGTAATCTTGCTGATAAGTATGGACAACGTATAACGTCACATCCTGGCCCTTTCAATGTTCTTGTATCACCAAACGAGAAAGTCGTTCAGAACACGATTACGGACCTTTCTATACACGGTGAGATATTTGACTTGATGGGTCTTAGTAGAACTCCTTACAACAAAATCAATATTCACTGTAATGGTGTCTATGGTGACAAACAATCTGCGATGGATAGATTCTGTAAGAACTTTGAGAAGTTACCCGAGTCTGTACAAACTCGATTGACTGTAGAAAACGATGACAAAGCAAGTATGTATTCAGTAAAAGACTTAATGTATATACACGAAAGAATTGGTATTCCTATTGTGTTCGATTATCATCACCATACATTCAATACAGGTGGTCTGACCGAACAAGAAGCATTAGAACTTGCTATGTCTACTTGGGGTGATATCAAACCTATTGTACATTACTCTGAGTCAAGAACTCTTGAAGATGAGACTGCAAAACCACAAGCTCACTCTGATTTTATATATTCTGAAATCAACACATATGGTCACGACCTTGATATTGTTGTTGAAGCTAAGAAAAAAGAACTAACTGTTCAGAAATATCTTTCCATTTATGGTAGACACGGAAAGGGCATAGTTGGGGGATAGCTTGGTTTTATTTATTTAATTAATTTTCTTATTGATATTTATACTACAGAATAACACTAAGTTAACTAAGCTTTTAAGTATACTTAAGCACTTGGTGTTTTAGTATAAGTACAATTTTAAAAGTTAATAAAACCAATTTTTAGGAAAAAAAATGAAAAATATTTTTAACAGGTCAAATGGTTTTATCTTATTGATGATTTTAAGTACCTTCTCGGTAGCAGGTGCAGCAGCATATTATTCAGTATTTGGATTAAGTTCTTTATTCGCAGGTGCAAAGTTTGAAGTCATCATTATGGCAGCAGCATTAGAAGTCGCAAAACTTGTGACTGCTTCATACCTACATAACAATTGGAAAAACGCAGGTTGGATGAAATGGTATCTATCACTTGCTGTTGTTGTACTAATGGTGATTACATCATTAGGTATCTACGGATTCTTAACATCAGCATACCAAACAACTGCAGACCAATTAGGAGTTATGGAAAAGAAAGTGAATGTTATTGAGTTGAAGAAAGATAGATTTCAAGAACAACTTGATTATTTCAATACTGAAAAAAGTAACCTAACAGCATCTATTGTTGATTTGAGAAATGGTATCTCTAATAACAAGATACAGTATACAGATACTTTAGGTAGAATAATTACAACTCAATCATCCTCAACAAGAAAATTATTAACAAGAGAGTTAGAGACTGCCGTTCAATCAAGGTCAGAGATAAACATCAAGATAGAACAATTAACAGACTCAATAACAAAACTTGATTTACAAGTATTAGACTTGGAATCTAACAATGAAGTTGCAGCAGAAATAGGACCATTGAGATATATGGCAGAACTAACAGGTAAACCTATGAATATAATTGTAAATTGGTTTACACTGTTGATAGTATTTGTATTTGACCCATTAGCAATTGCGATGGTCATTGCATTAAATAAATTAATTGGAAGGAATAAGAATGGAAACCACGGAGATAATGATGTTGATAGCAACGATACTGATAGCATCGATGATAGGGATATCAATAATAGCACTCCTGTTTTGTCTGAGAACGATGGGGACGAGGTATCTCAACGCGAAGAACCATTGGGAACAAGTGGAGAGGAAGAACAAGAGAAAGAAGTGGAAGAAGTTTTGGAAGTCCCACAAGACAAAGAAGAAGACAGGGTAAGAGGGTTTAAATTACCTGATGAGGCGAGAGGATTTACACCACCTGAAGAAAATAAAAGAATTCTTTATGGTGAAGAACAGGTAGCTAAAGAACCTAAACCTAAACCAATACCCAAACACGTTTACGGAAGAAAAATATAAACTCAACAAAACATTTGGTAATTACAAAAATTATTTGTATATTAGTAACAAATTAAATTAAACTATGAGTGAAACACTATACGGCGAAGAGTTTAACGAAGAAAACTTAGATAACGAGTTAGACAAAGCAGAGAGAGTACAGAAGTCAGAATCAACGGAGAACGATTTGGATAGAAAATACTTCAGACAGTTTGATTATGGTATTGACACTAAAGATAACGTGATTATCATTGAAGGTGAAATACAATCAGGACTTACATTTGATATTATAGCTAAAACGAGATTACTAAACAATTTAGCAGGAGAAGACATTAAGACATTTAATATCTTATTGAATTCGCCAGGTGGTGATGTTATAGAAACACTTGGGTTAATCGATTTTATGAAATCTCAAGAAAAGTATGGTGTCAAGTTTAATGTAATAGTAAGAGGTGGAGCAATGTCAGCAGCAGCACTCTTGTTGACTTGTGCTACAGGAACCCGAATGGTTTCTAAACACTCTAAGATTATGGTACACCAATTGTCTACAATAGTAGTAGGTAAATTGAGTGATGTTAAATCTAACGCTAAATTTAGTGAGGAGTTAGAAAAAGAGTGTAACGTGTTGATGGCAGAACACAGTAAGAAGGACCAAGAGTATTGGGAAAATATTTCTTCAACAGATTACTTCATGTCTTCTGACAAAGCACTTGAATTAGGAATAATAGATAAAATAATATAAAATGACAAATTTCTTTACAGCAGAGGAACTTAAAAGTAATTATGAAAAGTTCCGAAAACTAATCAACAAATCCTTTACAGGTGAGAGATTAGAAAAACTAAACAAAATGTATGACCACTTTGAAGATAGAATTATCTACACACCTGCGTCATCATTTGAACACTTCCACAATTCATTTCCTGGCGGATACATCGACCATGTACTTAGAGTGACAAGAAACGCACTTAAGTTATATGATATGTATTTGGAATTAGGTATGATAGAGGAAGGTGAGATATCTAAAGAATCCGTAATCTTTTCAGCTATACATCACGACTTAGGTAAGTTGGGTTCTGTTGACGCAGACCACTATCTAAAAAATGATTCAGAATGGCATAGAAAGAATCAAGGTAAAATGTATAAGTTAAATCCAAGTAACCATTATATGGATACACACGATAGAACTTTCTTTCACCTTATACACTTTGGAATTAAATTAACTGAAGAGGAATTCTTAGGTATTAGATTAACAGATGGGGTTTATGATGAATCAAGTAGAGAATACTTGAGACAGTTTAATAAAGACAAAGTTTTGAAAACAATGTTACCACATATCTTACATCAAGCAGATATGATGGCATCTAAGTTTGAATTCCAAAGATGGAAAAAAAGTTCTGACAAATCAAAAGGAACTCGTAATCCAAATGGAAGACCGTCAACCCAATCTAAGTTAAGTAACGCATTCACAAGTACAGAAAATAAAGTAAATGTATTTGACGCGTTTAAAGATATAGTAGAAGATTAATAAACATTATGACAGAAATAATAGTAATCAGTGTACTATCATTATCAACCGTTGTATTAGGATTTACAACTTGGAACCTTCTTAGAAAGAATGAAGCGACTGAGGATGTGATTGAAGAACAGGAAGAGATGATAGCAAACATAGCAGGTAGAATTGATGATTCTATGCAAAAAATGAAAGAGTTAGATACGAAAGGTGCGTTTGAAGCAGACGATGAGACAGGAACAGTATTTAAACAATTATACGAAGTCATTGAAAAATTAGAAACGTATTATGCCGAGGAAACGAAGGAAGAGGAGTAAAAGATATTTTACAAAGATAACAGAAATCGCAATAAACGCGTATAATAATTCTGATGATGACAAGTTAAAGAATAAAATCTATAACAGGTTTATTCATTATCCATTTGATAAACTATCTGAAAATGTAATTCACACATACAAGACTTACTACTTTGACGTACCATATGATGACGTGAAAGCAAATGTAGTCGCGTTTCTAAATCAGAAGATAGATAAGTTCAATGGAACAAATGGTAGAGCATTCTCATACTTTACAGTTGTAGCTAGAAACTACTTGTTTAATGAGAATAATCAGAACTACCAAAGAATGAAACAAAAGACTGAGGTAAAGTACATTGACACTTCAAGAAATATAACAAACGAAGTATATGAACAAAACCTAAAAGACAGTATGTCTGATTTCTTTGACTTCTATGTTAGATATATTGACGCAAATCTATATAAGATGTTTGATAAACCAAGAGACCAAAAGATTGCTGATTCAATAAACGAATTATTTAGAACACGAAGAGACCTGTATTCTTACAACAAAAAGGCACTTTACATACTTATTAGAGAGAGGACAGGAGTCCAAACTCAATATATAACAAAAGTAATTGGAAAACTAAAATTAGTATACAAGGAACTATACATTGATTATCTGAACGTAGGAAACCTCAGACTCAATCATAGAATAGAGGAGTTTATCTAATGAACATAGAAGACGAAATTTTTAAAGGAAGGTCATTTCAAGATTTGATGTCAGACATTTATTCAAATCAAAAAAAGAAAGACCGACAAATAAAACTACTGATTGCACAACTTGAACCAATGGTCAAGAACCTAAATGATGCTTCAGTAGTTGTTCCTTTAATAAAAGAATATCTTGAGATATCTGTAAAGAACGATGACGCATTAATTAAGTTAGCAGCAATCGTACAGAGATTAATGAAAGATAACAACAACGAAGGTGGTGGTCTATTATTAAGTGACGAAGAGAAAAGACAACTAATGGATGCCATAGACGAGGTAGAAAAGGACCTACCTGTCAAAGGAGACGAAGATGAGTAATCTTTATGGACTTGTAACAAAGATAGAGTTAGTAGATAGTGATGGTGATAACCTACATGGAATAGAAGTAGCGATAAAAACCTCTACAGGGTCTTCACTAACTACAGAAATCGTATATCCACTTGACGTAAATATCAAAAGAGTTCCCGTAGTAGGTGAACTTGTTTACTTAGTAAAAGGAAAAAGTTCTGATAGCAAAACGAGTGGTGGTGGAAGACGATATTTTTATGTTACAAGTAATTCACTACAACACAATATAAACCACAATGTACTACCAAAGTCAATAACCGCATCAAAAGGTAAAGGTGGGTCAAGTGGTTACGATGAAGCAGCAGCAGGTAATCCTGAATCCAATAACGAAAAAGATTTTGAATTTGAAGCAGGTTTTGATGAAGTAAAAGACTTATCAGGACTTCAACCATTTAGTGGTGACGTTTTGATAGAAGGTAGATATGGTCAATCAATAAGACTTGGTCACACACCGTCAGGAGCAGGTACATCAAAAGACCCAAGTTGGAGTGGTGACCCAACTAAACCAATAACAATAATTAGAAACCATCAAGAAGAAGGTGGTTGGAATAAATTTGTTATTGAAGATGTTGATAAAGATGATTCGTCAATTTATTTAACATCGGGACAGACTGTAAAATTATCAACACCAAATTCTTTACCACCAATATCTGCGACAAGTGGATATAGTGATAAAGGTATCTTCATGAACTCGGGTAGAATTCATTTGAACGCAAGAGACGAATCAATTATACTATCGTCTAAAGATAATCTTGCTATTAGTACAAGTGGATATAAGTTATTACTAAATGAGTATTTAGATGACTTATTAGAGATACTAAAAATAATAGCAGACGGAAAGTATCCAACACCCGTTGGTCCTACAGGTCCATTAGCACCTGCAGTATCTAAAGTGGCAGCACTTAAAGCTAAGATTAGTCAATAGGAAGTTACAATGCCTTTAATAAAAGCAAATTTAAAAAACGATATCTTAAATTATTTTAATGCGGTAGATGATGGAACCACATATGAATCCGCAGCAGAAACAATAGGTGAGGCAATTATTTCCTATTCTAATCCAATAATATATGCAGTCAATGGTAAACCACCAATGGACCAATCATTTAAAGCAAATCTTGCTACGAGTGCAATACCAAGTGCACCAAACGGTAAACTTATGTTAATGTTTGCAGATTGGTTAGCAGCGTATACTGCTCAATTTCCCGCGGGAATGATAGCGGCGGGAGCAACAGCAGCAACTCCACCAGCAGGATTAGGAGCGTTAAAGATAACATTATTAACTATTTGGGGTACCCCCGTGTCCCCCATATATCAATCAAGACAAATATTTGCGACTAAGTTTTCAAATGCTGTTGACGTGTATATGAGAACAGGAACATACACAATTGGTACAACAGTTTCACCTTGGTCGTAATAATAATTTAATTAAATCATATTTATATAAAAACAAATACAATTATGGACACTAATAAATTTGTAAAAGCGTTAAAACTCTTAATAAAAGAAGAGGTTCGTAAGGAAGTTGAAAAACAAAAAACAACTATCAGAGAATCTGTTATTAAAGAGATGAGTACGCCTCAAACTAAAACTCAAAGTAAAAAACCAAAGGTCAAGTTCAAGGGTAACAAGTTTTCTGATTTGTTAAACGAAACAGTAGACACTTGGGATACCATGGGTGGTCAAACCTTGACATCACAACATGCTCAAGGTATGGATAGACAAACTATGGCGTCGATGATGGGTCTTAGTAATCAACCAACACAACAATCAATGATACCAACACAAGATTCTGATGGTAGAGCAGTTGATGTAAACGCAGTGATGAACTCAGGTGTTGGTAACGCATTAACAAGAGACTATTCTCAGTTAATGAAAGCAATAGATACGAAGAAGGGTAGAGTATAATGTCAAGAAAACGTGAAGAGAAAAAGTATCACCCATTAGACCTACAGAAAAACATAGGTGTGGGTATTCCATTACCATTGGGTGGGACTCCTATATTCGCAAGCACGTTTACGACAGAAGAACAGGCACTATCTAACTTAAAAAACTTATTATTAACAAGAAAAGGTGAGAGACCGTTTCAACCATTATTTGGAACTGATGTCCCATCTTTCTTGTTTGAAAATATAACAAAAAACCTACTTGACAATCTAAAAGCGGGATTGCAGAAGGATATAGAATTTTGGTTACCTTACATTAATATAAAAGAAATTATAGTAGATGATTTACCAAATGAAAATAGAATTAATATTTCTTTTTCGTTTTCTGTAGGAGAAAGTGGAGCAAATCAGATAATTATAGTAAACGTAGATGAACAGGGTAGTCTTTCAATCGCATAGGGTTAGAATATGGCAGACAAAATAAAAAAGGAAGTAAAACTTTTAGGAAGGGATTTTGGAGAAATAAGAAATAATCTTGTTGACTTCACAAAAACTTACTTCCCACAAACATATAACGATTTTAACGAGTCATCGCCAGGTATGATGATATTGGAACTTGCGTCATATGTTGGTGACGTACTTTCTTACTATACTGATGTTCAGTTAAGAGAATCTTTATTAGAAGAAGCTCAGGAAAAGAAAAATATATTTACAATCTCACAAGCATATGGTTACAAACCAAAACTAAATGTACCTGCTACAACAACCTTAAGTGTATATCAAATAGTACCTTCAATAGGAAGTGGTGACAGTGTTAGACCCGATTGGAGATACGCTCTTACAATTAAAGAAGGAGCGACAGTAACCGCGGAATCTAACGGTGAGGTTGAGTTTAGTACAAATCAAAAAGTAAGATTTAACTATTCATCTTCATTCGACCCGACTGAAGTTTCTGTTTATCAAATTGATGACAACAACAACGAACCAATTAAATATCTTTTAAAGAAGTATGTAAAAGCAACAAGTGGTAAAGAAAAGACACAGACTTTTACATTTGGTACCCCAAAGATATATGATAAAATTAGATTACAAGACGAAGACGGTCTTATAGATGTAATCAAAATATCTGATGATGACGGTGAGGATTGGACAAAGGTAGATTACCTTGGTCAAGACACCGTATTTGAAGAAACTCCAAATACTGAAGAGTACTCATTAGAGTATTCAGCATATAGTTCTGATACACCTTCGTTACTAAAATTAAAAAAAGTACCGAAGAGATACATCACAAGAGTATCAGACGATGGTGAAATACATATTCAGTTTGGAGCAGGTATATCTGCAAACGCAGACGAAGAACTACTTCCTAACCCTGACAATGTTGGGTCCGCATTATATAATGCAAGTGGTAACTTAAATCAAGGTTTAGACCCATCAAACTTTCTGTATTCTAAAACATATGGAGTAGCTCCTGCTAACCAAACACTAACAGTTACATATAGAGTAAGTCAAGGTGTATCAGATAATGTTCCAAGTAATGATTTAACACAAATTGGAAACATTCAAATCGAAACATCAACGTTAGGACTTGATACATCATTGTACAATCAAGCAAGAAACTCTATAGCAATGTCAAACGAAGCAGCCGCAGTTGGTGGTAAGTTCGAAGAAACTGTTGATGAAGTAAGAGAAAATGCAAAAGCATATTTCGGAGCACAGAACAGGTCAGTAACAAGAGAAGACTATGTAGTTAGAACTTATGCGATGCCACCACAATTTGGTTCGGTAGCAAAAGCATTTGTCGCTCCTGACTTTCAAATAGAGACATCATTAGATGATGGTCCTAATCCAATATCCAATCCACTTGGTATAAACTTTTATGTATTAGGATATGACTCAAACAAAAACATTACAGAACTAAATGTCGCAACAAAACAAAATCTTGCGAATTATTTATCGTTCTATAGAATACTTACAGATGCGATTAATATTAAAAACGCATACATTGTAAATATAGGAATCGATTTCGAGATAGTAGTAAAACCAAATTACAACTCAAATGAAATACTTTTAAAATGTATAAGTAAATTAAGAGATTATTTTAAAGTAGACAACCAACAAATAAATCAACCGATATTATTGTCGGATGTATATGTCATGTTAGATGATGTAGATGGTGTACAGAGTGTTGTAAGACCTGACAAAGATGGACTTGGTGGATTACAAATCACCAACAAGTATGGTGGAACCTACTCACCGAGAAGATACGACATGAAATACGCAACAAGAAATGGTGTAATCTATCCACCTAAAGACCCGTCTATATTTGAGGTTAAATATCCTGATACAGACATTAGAGGTAGAGTGGTACCATTATTTTAAGAGGTGAAAAATGATATATAGAATATACCCAAATAAAGACAACACTATCTACGAGAAGGACAACCTGAAACTTCAGAATACAGGTAAAGACCAAATTCTTGAAGTAGGTAAGTTCTATGGTGACGACAACATAACGTTTGTTGGAAACAGTAGAATACTTCTTGGTTTCGATTTGACACCAATATCATCCTCTGTAGCAGACGGAACAATTACGTCACCTCAATATAGACTAAGATTAGAAAATATAGAAAGTTCAGAATTACAAGACGACTTTGATTTATTTGTATACCCACTAAAAGAATCATGGAATGAAGGACTTGGTCAGTTTAGTGATTCACCAAAGAGTGAACACGCATCAAATTGGGTATTTAGAATCAGTGGTTCTAAATGGGACGTAGACAACTCTACAGAAGGAAAAGCATTAAACGCAGACACACTAAGTTCGTTAAACGCATATTACAACTTCGCAGGAAGTGTTGGTAACTTTGAATTAGTTGATAAGATAAAAGGTACAAACGGAGATGACCCATTACTATTTGTATCGGGTGGTAGATTAATTATGTCAGCATCAGATTTTAGTGGTGGTACAGCAAATCTATCATCATCATTAGACTCGGGGTCAGTATACAATATTCAATTTGATTTTAACAGAGAATCTTTAACAGGAGTTGATTTCAATGTAATCAATCCAAGTGGGTCTCGATTAAACTCAGACATCGTTGGGTTCCAAGAATCATTAGTATCAACAGCAACATATAAAATGGCATTTACAGCAAGTATGCCAGGAGTTCACAAATTACAGTTTACATATTTTGACGAAGACGGGTCAGACGGGTCAGAAGGAAACATAGATAACTTTTTCCTTTACACAACAACCGACCCTAACACTTTAGTGTTTGACCAATTCGCATCAAACTTAACTGACTTACCTTCAACTTATATAATAAATGAGGGGATTCAAAACTTAGATGGTATTACAGGTTCAGCAGAAGTATTGAACAATACATTGACTATGACATCGTCAAAGTTTGGTGGAGCAACACTAAACAGAAAGTTTACTCTACAAGAAAACGCAAACTATACAGCTAGTTTTGATATAGTGCCAGGAAACTTCCCTGATACACGAGGTGATGGTAGTCCATTAGGTATTGAGTTTACAGTACAAACACCAACGGGTAGATTGGTAGACATAAACGACTTTACAGGTTATACAAGATACATAACATCAAGTATGACTCAAAGAATTATATTCCAAGCAAGAGAATCAGGGCAACATTTATTTAGATGGTCTTACTATGCAAGTGGTAGTGACTTACAAGCAAGTGCATCGTTAGATAATATTTTAATAAAATCGTTTGACCACGATACAACAAGTGCAAGATTTAATGATAACAAATATGACGCACATTTTAGTAAAACATCAGGTGGTGGTACATGGTTTACTTCTTCATTTGGAAGTGGGAAGCATTACTATCAATCTTTTAACAGAAATACTGATAACATCAATGTTGAAGTAACTGATTATGTATCAGAATGGATTGATGGAACAAGAACAAACAACGGATTCATAATTAAGAAATCCAAAACAGATGAGAATTCAACAATCAACTTTGGTAAGATTAAGTTCTTCTCAACTGATACACATACAATATATCCACCTGTCTTAGAAGCAAGGTGGGACGACTCATCATTCGATACAGGGTCGTTAGACGCACTAAGTGGTGACGATTTAATTCTTTATGTTAAAAATTTACAAACAGAATATAAAGAATCATCCAAAGGAAAAATAAGAGTATTTGGTAGAGAGAGATATCCTAACAGAAGTTTCTCTACAAGTCCATTGAAGACTGTAAAGTATTTACCAACCACATCATATTACTCAGTAGTTGACGCAGAAACAGAACAAGTCATTGTTCCATTTGATACTAACTACACAAAGTTGAGTTGTGATAGTAGTGGTAATTACTTTAACTTTTGGTTCAACGGATTACAACCTGAAAGATTTTACAAATTTTGTTTTAGAGTTGACCAAGGTGGTAATGTAAGATACTACGATGACAACTTTTACTTTAAGGTAATTAGATAATGAGTGTAGATAGAGACTTAAAAAGAAACGTAAGGGGACAGATTGTCTCCTATGAGATTCCACAACCAGCACAGGTACCTGTAGGAACACCACTTCCGTCATACTCTAAAGTGTATATTACATCACAAGATGGTGGAGCAACAACTCCCGAAAGGTTTAGATTAGGAAGAGTATTAGAAGGTACTGATTCAGTTATATCTGAATTACAGTTTGTAGGTGTTAGTGTCAGAACAAACGCAAACGTTAGAACATCACTCGCAGGAGCAACAGGTGGTGGGAGTTTAGCGTCAAGTGGATTCCAATCAAGTGGTGTTGCAAGTACACCATCCAACCCATCAACAGGACAAGCAGCAGCAGGTTCAGCAGGAACCACAGGTGGAGTAGTTTCTACAGGTGGTGGTAGTCAAGGTGGTGGTGGTACAGGTGGTAACACCCAAGACGGAAGTCCAATTGGAGTAGGTGGATACGATTCATATGGATTTAACACAGACTCGGGCCCTGACCGAAACTTTACTATGAATTATCTATAAATGAGTATATGATATGTTTGAATTTACAATCGGAAATATAAAAACTTTCACACCTTGGGAACAACCAAGGTTTGACACGTTTAGGGGTTGGTGGAATAGATTCAACCGAGAGGTTGACTTATCAGACTATAGAGTATATTTAGTTGGTTCATTCGCAGAGAATATTTATGGAGCAAATATCCCAACAATGGATGTGGATATTGTGTTAAGAAACGAAGTAAAAGATTATACAAAACTAAAACATATTTTAGATACAGCAATGATAATGGGATTTGAATCTAAAATGTTTATAGATATAAAGTGGAGTTGTGAAACTCTTTGGACAGAACATCTTGGTCTTAGAAAAAAGTGTCAACGACCTTCTAAGTTAAGTAAGTTCACAAGAATAAAGAATTACAATTACAGTATCAAAACGGTCAATGGTAGAACTTTAGAAAAAAGAAATATGCCAAAAGACATGAGATGTAAAGAAATTATAGATGGTCTATATGAAGTAACAGGATACGATTATATGACAGCATCTAAAGTTAACAAACGTATGAGAGAAAAAACTTATACGGGAAAATATATGGACTTAAAGAATGCCTTTAGATAGATTTTTTAATGAAGATGAAGTAAATGGTAAACAACCTATCTTCGGAGAGGTGTTTTCACCTGAAGATGTTGCACTAATAGCAGAGGGAGCAACATACCCTGTTTTAAGTGACGAAGACATCACAGGTATTCCATCATTTACTACACCAAACTTAGAAGTTCATTACTATACACCACAAGGAGCGTACTTGGGTGGTAGAGCCGGTTTACCATTTAACACAGTCGGTGACGTTGGTAATAAAACTCTTTTCATAAGGCCAGGTCAAGACATAAGAGATGGTGGTTACAAAAGTGGTACATATAAAATGGTGTATAACTTTTTACACCAAGCAGCATCAGGATTGAAAATAACAGAGATTTCACCAAACAGAAAAGAAGTAAAAATCCAATCCTCAAACATAAACGGTCTATCAAACCTATACCAACTATACAGTACACCAAATGGTCTTGTGGGGAACACATTCTCAGGTGATGATACATTTTTACCAGCACAATTAAACTTTGGAGCAAACAATTTATATCCAATTGTTAATGCACAGTTTATGGGACAACGTGGTGGACTCTTTTCCGCGTCACTACCATTTCCTGTTGGTGACACGAGTGTTAATGACTCTAATAGAAATACAATATTTGTCCCCGTAACACAAACACCATTAGAAACAGGATTTGGTGACGACAATACAACAGACTTTGTTACATTTGCAGAAGTTGACTTAGATGACACTGTTCAAGGTGGTAACACTTTCTTCCCTATAACAAAATATAGATTAACAGGTATTTTTGATAGATTTAAACTTGTCAGAAACGCAGACACATCTTTAAGTTGGTTAAGAAAAAATGAAACGTATTTATCGCCAGAAGAATTACCATCTGATGTAGACCAAGCGACGAGAGACGCATTTATTCAACCAACTTACTCGTCATTAAACATAAACGCATTAGATGTACGATATAATGCATTTGACCTTAATCTAAATACTGTAAATGAAGTAATTGTTAAACTAAGTCAAGAATTACCATCAACTATAAATGTTAATGATACACTTGATATCTCACTACAATTAGTAAAACCGTATATAGATAATATAATCATATACGAGGGACTCGAAGACCCTAATATGATTCCTTTCTTTTCAAATCCAAACTTCAACATTGATTTGGGTGACAACAAAGGAGCAGCAGGTGAGTTCGAATCTTGGGATTCTTTATTAGACGCAGGTCTACCAACAAGACAACAAATCGTAGATAAGTTTTTCAGTGGTTCACTTGGAAACGTAACACTAAATATAGATTATTCTGACTTAAAAAACTTTATTCACTTTTCATCAGCAGAAGAAAGAGTTAGAAACTTTAAATACAAACTACAACTTGTAGAAGGATACAACACGAGAATCCAAACTTTAACAGGAGTAAGTGGTTCTGAAGCAATAACAAACATTTCATCATCAACAAGTAGAAGAGACGCGTTGATTGGTGGGTTTGATGACTTTGAATATTGGATGTACTATAATCATGAGTCATCTTTATATACACACTTTAGTTCGTCACAGTTTGTAATAGACCCATATCCAAAAGAATTAAAGAACCCACATACGTTATATGACTTGACATCATCAAACGGTACAAGTTGGTTTAATAATACAATTGAGACAGCAAAAGCATATGACGCATTAAATGATACTAAGTTAACAGAAATGATTCCTGCTAATTTAGCGTTTGATGAAAAGAACGAAGAGTATGTTGAGTTTGTAAAAATGTTAGGTCAACATTTTGATATATTCTACAACTACATAAAAGAAATTACTCAAATCAATGATAGAGAAGAACATCCTAAAGATGGTATGGCACAGGATTTGATTGAGGTTATTACAAACTCATTTGGTTGGAAACTATTTAATGGATACTCCGATACTTCATTATGGAAATACGAATTCGGAGTTGACCAAACAGGTAATCCAATACAATCAGGTTCTCTATATTCTAAACCAACAAAAGAGATTGTTCACGAAACTTGGAGAAGATTATTAAATAACGTGCCAGGAATATACAAAAGTAAAGGTACTGCACGTTCATTTAAAACATTGATATCTTCTTATGGTGTTCCAAGTGCATTCTTAAAGATTAGAGAGTACGGTGGACCAAGAATAAAAGATACTAAAGAGATATACGAACACGAAAGATATATCTACAAACTACAATTAGACGGAGCATGTCGTTCAGAGAACCCATGGGATAAAATTAATGGTCATAGACCAAAGACTATTGAAATAATAGCAAAACTACCACAGGGTAATCACACAATCATGAGACATAATATTTCCGACACCTATGATTTAAAATGGGAGTATAACCAAGTAACGGGAAAAGCAAGATGGGTTGTTAATTATGTTGGTGGTGGAGCGTTAGCATCAACACCATATGTTCCTTACAAACAAGAAAGAAATGTTATAGTAGCAATATCATCGGGGTCAGGTGGATATACACTTAACTCAGCATGGGTTGACGATTGGGGATTCACATTAGCAAATCCAACTGCGTCTTGGGATGATAGTAGCATAGATAGTATTTGGAACCCAACATCACCAACAGGTAGAAGTGCGTCTATTTCTATACCATTTACTAATGCGGGAAATACTACATCAAGTATCCAAGAAATAAGATACTACAAAAAACAGTTATCAAACGAAGTCATACTTGGTCACGCAGCAAATACTGACGCATATTATTCTGATGATAATACAACTGATTTAGATATCGACACATCATATGAGAATCTTCTATATAGAATTTTCCCTGATAGTACATACAATAACATTAGTGGTTCTATATCATCAAGACATCCTAATCAGCAGTTTACCTCATCAGCAACGGGTCTTATATTATCTGCGTCTTTTGATAGATTTGGACAAGCAGACGCATCAAGATTATCAGGTGAAGTAGATACTCAGTTTGTTTCTATTCCATCTGTTGGAGCACTAAACTTAACAAATAAGAAAGTAAGAATAGAATCTTCATCATTAAGAGGTCCATTACAATTTGATGTTAGTAATGAAAAAAGTCAATACGATGAAGCACCTCTTGATTCTAATTTATTAGGAACTTATTTCTCTACAACAGATACAGTCAACTTTGATATCTACGCGTCTGAAGGTTACTTTGACGCAGGTGATTTGGTTGGTGATACTGATGTTAGAAATAATGACGGATATGATTTATTAGATTTTAGAGCAAGAAACTATTTCCAAAAATATACAGGAAGAACCGCACTTCAGATTCAATTAGATATGTTATCAAGATATGATATGTCTATCTTTGATTCAATGAAACAGTTAGTTCCAGCAAGAGCTGATTGGCATAAAGGTATTTTAGTTGAACCACATATTTTTGAGAGAAACAATTATTTAAGACCACAAGGAATCTCATTCACACAAAATCAATATGAGAGTAGTGGAGTAACAACGTTAAGTATAATATCAGGTTCTTACTTAACTTACACAAGTAGTATAACCAAAGATGTATTTAAACCGTCTGTTTACAAATACACCGACATCCAAAGACTTAGTTCTTCAGGTGATTACTTTACAGATACAAATCCATATTGGGAATACTCACCAACAGGTTCTACTATATTAGACGCAAGACTTTCAAGAACAGCATTGGAACCAAGATATTTTTACACAAACGAAATAAGTGCATCAAAAGGTCCTGAGTTCGCAAGTTCCGCGTCATTCCATTTTGCAAGAGTTCAAGATGATAGATTGACAGGTAATCTAAATAACTTATTCTATTTAGGATGTAAAATATCAAGTACATCTTTAACAGCAAATTCAACGGATACTCCTGACAACAGTCCTGTAATAGAAGTAACTCAGGTTAGTGATACTGATATCGTAGTAAGTACTACAAAA